ATTAGGCCCCGGCGGCGGCGCCTGTAGGGGCGCGCGGCGGGGTGCGCAGGGGCCGGGTCGGTCCAGGTTGCTGTGCCGTCCGGGTATATCGTCTTTTTTATGGCGTATTTCATTCAGTATCCCCGACTTATATATTTTTCTTTTCGGGCTTCCAGGTAGTAACGCCGTATGTCTCTTATAGTTGGGCCGCATGGGATTAAGTCATATCCCAGCGCCCGCAGAATGCTTTCCATTGGTTGCTCGCCGCAGGAGCCATGTACATACAGGGTCGCCCCCTCTCTCCATTTGGTCAGGTCCCGGCGGCGGACCGGGTCCCAGAAAGACAAGCCATAAAGGCTGATACCAGCCTTTGTAAGGCGGCCCAGGTCCAGGGCCTGGAGCTGTTCCGCAAAGTCTCTTTGCAGCCATCCCCCCAGGCAGGCCCCGATAAGGCTATATCCGCCCCCGGAGCATGACGCCCGGCGGCCCCGGCCCTCGACGGTCAACGTGCATGTTGTGTAACCGTATGTTTCCCGGCCCCGGGACGTCCCCCAGCGGACCGTTATATGCTTGTTTTCAGCGGCGAAATCCTCCCGGGCGGCCAGGTCCAGGGGAAACTTAATTCTTGTTTTAATCATTTTCTTTCACTTTCTATTTTTGCGGTTTTATTCATTCTTCAGGCCCGGGAGGCCCGCCATACGATATGTTGTATGGTGTCTTCGTCCAGGGCGGCCAGGGGGACCGGGCGGCCCAGGCGGACCGCGGCCAGCGGGCAGCTGGCCCATTGACTTACTGCCCTGCCCCCCGGGGACATGAAAAGCATATAGTGCCATACCCGGGTGTCATTTTTGACCTTAAAGGCCCAGTCCGGGCCGTAAAATACGGCGGTGTATCTGTCCAGTCCGGATTTTTCCCCGGCGTCATAGACGCGGAAAAAGTTCTTTTTGTCAAGATAGTGTTTCATCTTTTTGGCCCCCTATTTTTTGTTGTTTTTGGCCGGTCCGGGTAAACGCCCGGACCGGCGGCGCTTGGTTATGCGTCTATCCCCGCATACGCAAACAGCGGGTTATCCCTCTTATATTGCTCTTTGATAAAATCCTCGAATAACTCTTTAATGTATTTAATCCCGTCCTCCCCATAATAGCCCTCGCAACTATCCAATTCCTCCCCGTCACTTTCTCGGGTGATGGCGTATCCATACACCTCCCCCGATACGTACGCCGCATATTCCCGTAACTCGCCCCGCAGGCGTTTTTTGGCTATTTCCCGTGTCTCTGTAGTGTTCTGGCCATACTCGGCCAGTAGTTTTTTTTCTGTTACATAAATGCAGCCAGCCCGCCAGGAGTCCCAGGGGCAGCCAAACGGCCGCTCCGATATGGCAATGCCGGAATGGTCCCTAACGTATATGGGCAGGACTACAGGGGCGGCGGTGGCTTCGCCGGCCGACGCTCTGTCGTCTGACATAGCGCAATGCCGGGGCGGGCGGGGGATGTATAACGTCCCCAGGTTATCAAAGGCTATCCGGGGATTTTCCGCATCCTGGTCATAATCAATACTAAGCAAGTATCCATTTTTTTCGATTGTCTCAATCATGGCTTTTCTCCCATTTTTTGGTTTTTTTGGTTTTTTGGCCGGTCCGGGTAAACGCCCGGGCCGGCCTGACTTGGTTATGCCTCTATCCCCGCATACGCGAACAGCGGGCTATCCCTCTTATAGTGTTCTTTGATAAAATCCTCGAATAACTCTTTCTGCCGTTCCATTCTGGCAGCGGACCTCTTTTCTTCAATGGCGGCGGCGGCGTGGTCCAGGGCGTCCAGGGCGCGTATTACTTTTTTTGGTAACTTGCGCACCAGGGCCGAGAATTGGCGGGCGGCGGCGGCCTTATTTCGGACATTCCGGCGGTTTTCGGCCCGGCTCAATCGTGCGCCGTCGTACTCCAGGAAAAACGACGAAAAACGGGCAGTGATGTCCTCGATTGTCGGCAGGTGGTCCCCGTATGTCAGCGGGACCTCGATAACCCGCCCCGCCCCGTATGGACACGCCATTCCCAGATACCCTATATGCCTGCCTGTAGTATGGGACATAGGGCTATCGGCAATTAGCAGGACCGGCTTTCTGTCGCGCCCTGTTACCTTTATGCCAATAGCCGTATAGTAGCTGTAGAAAAAACCGCCGTTGAAAGAGTAGTTTACTCTTTCATACCGGCCCCGTTTTTCCGGCTCATGAAAATATCTATGAAATAACTCTCTCATGTCTTTTTTCTCCCGTTTTTTTTGGTTACATTTTCAGGCTGAAAATCCAGCACGAAACCCCGACTATCGACCCGGACAACAGCGTTATCGCGGTCAATATCATTCCCCCGGCTGTTATGCCGGCGACTATGTTTGCAAGCGCTTCCATTTTCTTTTCTCCCATGCTTTTTGGTTTTTTGGCCGGCCCGGATAATAGCCCGGACCGGCCTGTATATGGTTATTCGTTTTCCCCCGCGGCCTGGTCCGCAAGGTAGTTGGATACATAGTCCGCTAATTTATCCAGGTCCAGGGCGATAAACGCCCCATACTCCATGGCATAGTACGCTAACTTGCAATCGCCCGTTTTCTGGATATAGAAGTCCTCTGGTGACTCTAACTTCATGTCGGTTATGTCGATTTCAAACTCCGTGGGAGGCAGGAAAAACTCGTTATCACCCCGTGGGTATGGAAAACAGTTAATGCAATCATAGTCGGGAGCGGCCAGTGCACTGCCGATTGCATAGGCCCGTTCACATTCCGGCAGTCTTTTAAGCAATTCCAGGGCCTCGCCTGTTACATACTGTTCTATGCTGTCATTATCAAAGTCGCAACATGTTAAAATCCCGTCCAAATAGCTTTCAAGCTCCCAGGTCACTAAATCAATAGTACTAATTTTCTCCATTTTCTTTTCTCCGTTTTTGGTTTTTTTGGTTTTTTTGCCGGTCCGGATAACAGCCCGGACCGGCTTATATATATATCAGTTATTTGTTTTCCGCACACTCCAGCCGCGCCGCTTGGCGGCGGCGATGGCGCCGCGGCGGGTGGAGTATGCTTGCCGCGGCGCCATGGCTGCGGCGTTTATGGCAGCGTCTATGTTGTCGTTGCCGGCGCCGTCCGCCGTCCACATATAGCGTGACGGCTCGGATTGGTCCAACGAGACACAGACAAGGCGGACACGGAGGGTGGCCGGCCAGACCGGATTAACGGGGCGATAGATTGCGGTGATGTCGGCGCTCATGTTTTTGGCTCCTTTTTTTAGCTCCGTTTTTTTGCGAGTTACAAAAAAAGGTCTGGTAGTAATCAAGGTGATTACTACTAGACCTTATCAGGCGGTTAGGCGATGTCGCCCAACCGCCTGATGATGGCGTGGGAGTACATACTCCCCCTGGATACCATTTCGTACATCCCCGCGGGGACCGAGACCGTCCACACGGCCCCGCCTCCGCGGACGGTTTCTTCAAGGCTGTCCTTGATGATGAATCGGCCTTTCGGCCAAATCCGACGGGTTCCGTCGGCGTGGCTTTGGAACTCGTCGAAAGGCTCTCCCTCAGGGATGGAGATTTCATCCGCGCGAAAATGGTTGCGATTAAGCCTGATGTTCATTGCAGTCTCCTTTTTTCTTTTTTTTGTTTTTGGCCGGTCCGGGTGATAGCCCGAACCGGCGGAGTTTGGTTAATTAGTCTATGTAATCGCCGGTAGTCCAATCTACTTCTTTTGTCAGCCAATAATGATACACTTCTGTCAAATATTCTTTTATGTCGTCCCGGTTTTTCCCGGTCACTCGCACATTAAGGCCAATCAAATCCTGCGTTACAATCACTTGGTGCTCTGTCCAGCCGCAGTAATATCCGTTTTCGTTCATGTGGTGGAATGATGCAGCAAAGACAAGTTTTTCCCTGCTGCTTTTTTCGGGAATGAACTGTGTTCCCGAATCAATCCCCGCTCCTGAAGGGGCTCCCTTCATGATGTTATCTATTTTCTCCATCATGATGTCGGCCCATTCTTCGTCGTCCCTTCTTTCCGATGCTTGCGCTAATGCTTCGTAGACTTTCATTTTTCTGTCTCCCTTTTTTGTTGTTGTTGTTTTTGGCCTATTTTTAGGCCGTTTACCTTATTCTCTATATACTATAGCTTGTTCGTGGTAAAAGTCAAATTGAAAAAGTTTAGTTTTTAGGGAAAAATTGATTATTTTTCCTATCTAATGCGGTCCGAATGTGTCCGTTTTATTTGTTAAGGTGCCTTAACTATGCTATAGTATGGGCAAGGCAATAATGAACCTACTGGATATATGCCAGTAGCTTTCAGGCAAGGCGGAGCAGGCTCCAGCGGTTTTTGTGTAAATCTTGTGCAATAACCGGCGGGCCGTCAGGACCACCAGGACCACCAGGACCACCAGGACCACCAGGCCGGCAGGACACCAGGCCGGCAGGCCGGCAGGCCGACAGGCCGGCAGGCCGGCAGGCCGGCAGGCCGGCAGGCCGGCAGGCCGACGGGAGGAAGGGATGCCAGATTTGGAAAAACAGGGGGGCACCCCCCAAAGCGGCGCGGCCACCGGGGGGGAGGTAGTCTTGACACGAGCGGAAGCGGACTTTTTGAGCCTACACGCCGTGTACCTGGACGACGACCCGTTCGCCGACCTCCCCGACCCGGAACTGGTCGACGCCGCCCGGCAGGCCGCTTGTCTTACCAAAGTCCAAGCGGAGTTCCTGCGGGCGTGGTTCGAGCACAGGGGGGACCTGGTTTCGATGTCCGCCGGCCTGGCCTCAAGCCCGGGTGCCGTCGGGAGGTGCCTCACCTCCCCCGCCGTCTTGCGTATTCTCCGGAAAGCCGCGGAGGTCTCCCCGAACCTGCCGCCGCCGGTGGCCACCAAGGATGAACTGTCCGCCGTCTGGACCCGGGTCTCCCGGGACGAGTCCCTGCCCCTGTCCTACCAGCGCGAGGCCCGGCAGGAACTGGCGAAACTGGAAGGCCTGTACCTCAATTCCGGCGACACCGTGAACGTCGGGGTGCAGGTGGTGCTGAAGGGGGACCTGACGGATGGTTAAGACCGCCACATTCACTCCGGGTGAATTGATTGGATACCGGCCAACCAGCTTTCAGCGGCGGTTCCACGAGGTCCGCCGCGCCCAGACCTACACGACCTTCGTCGCCCACCGCCGCTTCGGCAAGACCGAGGCTTGTCTGGCTGAATTGGTGACCGGTTGCCTGACCTGCCCCCTGCCTTCCCCCAATTTCAAGTACATCGCCCCGACCCTGAAGCAGGCCAAGGAGATTGCCTGGGCGCCGCTGATGAAAATGGTGGCCCGGATGCGGAAGAACGGCGTCCGCGGCATTGATGTTTCCCGGACCGATGGCCGGGTATCCTTCCAATGCGCGGTGTCCGCCCCTGCGGTTCTCCAGTTCTCCGGTCTTGAGGAACCGGATTTCCTCCGCGGCGGCTATGACGACGGCATGATTGTTGACGAGGCCGCCTCCATGAAGGCCGGGATTTGGGGGGAGGTCCTGGTCCCCCGTCTGGCCGACCGCAACGGCTGGGCGGTCCTTACCGGAACGGTCAAGGGCATGGACCAGCTTTACGATTTTTACTCCTACGGGAACCCGGAGAGCGACAAGTACAACCCCCACTGGGGCAGCATGTACATTCCCGTTTCCGTAACTCGGGGGGCCCTGCCGTGGTTGAGTGAGGAGAACCTCGAGAAGATGGCCGCGGGCATGGGCGGCACGGACTCTATCGCGTGGCGGCAGGAGATGGACCTGGACTGGCTGGCCAACGATGGCAATCTTCTGATTTCCCTGGCGGTTGTCCGGGAGGCCATGAAACGGGTCCTGCCGGAGGAGGAATACCGGGCGAGCGCCAGCGTTATCGGGGTCGACACCTCCTCTCACGGGGTGGACAAGACCGCCATGGTCCGCCGGCAGGGGCGGGTGGTGTTCCCGAAGAAGCTGTATGGGGATGTGGACAGCCTGTACCTGGCCAACCAGATAGTCCTGGAGCACCGGGACAAGCGGGTTGATGCGGTTTTTGTCGACTGCACCGGCGGCTACGGCCTCGGGGTGGTGGACAACCTGCGGAACATGGTCGGGGATGAAATCAGCGTCTACGAAATCAATTTCAGCAGCAAGGCGAACGACTCCGAGCACTACGCCAACAAGCGGGCGGAGATATGGTCCCTGATGGCGAAGTGGGTCTCGACCGGGGTTCTGCCGAACGACGAGCAGCTTTGCAAGGATTTGACCAATGTCCGGTTCGAGATTGAGCGCGGCCGGCTGAAGCTGGAGGACAAGAAGTTTGTCCGGGCGCGACTGGGGCGCAGTCCCGACACGGCTGACGCCCTGGCGCTGACCTTTTCCTATCCGGTGGCGTCTGGCGCCGAAGGGGCCTATGCCGGTTCCGGCAGGGCGTTGTTCGCAAACGACAGTTTTACGATTTAAGGAGGCGATTATGGGAAGTTCCCCGAAAGTTGGAAAACCGGCCCCGATTCCGCCGGAGCCGGAACCCGTGAAATACACCGACGCGGAAGCGGCCCGGTCCCGTAATGAAGCCAAGGCGGCGGCTTCCCGGCGTTTCGGCGTTTCGGCGACGAACGTTACCAAGGGGACCCTCGGGGACGACAACGTCTCGACGAAGAAACGGACCCTGGGAGGGGTGTAAATGGCGGACACAAGCCTCGGAAAAGTGAGAAAGCACTTCGCCCAGCTTCGGCAGGAGCGGAGGTCTTGGGAGCCGTTCTGGCGGGACGTGAAGGAATATGTCGTCCCCCGGCGCGGTCGTTTCCTGTTTTCGTCCAGTTCCTCCGAGGTCAACCGGGGCGCTCCGGTCGTCGACCGCCGCCTCAACGCCGCCGCCTCCCGGGCGCTTTCGATTCTTGCCTCGGGTATGCAGTCGGGCCTGACCTCGAAGGCCCGGCAATGGTTCCTCTTGACCCACCCCGACCCCGAGGTCTCCCGCTATCGGCCCGTCCGGGTCTGGTATGACCGGGTGCAGGATGTCCTGGAGGGGGTGTACCGGCGGAGCAACGTCTATTCGGCCCTGCTCCACACCTACTACGAGATGGCGGGGTTCGGGACGGGCGCCCTTTCGGTTCTGTCCCACCCTGACAAGGTGATGTTCTGCCGGCCGTACACCACCGGCTCCTACTACCTGTCCGCCGACCACTGGTTCGAGGTCGACGCCTTCTACTACGCCGAGTATCTCACCGCGCACCAGCTTCTCTTGAACTACGGCCGCGCGGCGTTGCCGTCGGCGGTTCTCGGGGCTTTGGACAGCGACCGGCACGAGACCCGGTTCGAGACTGTCAACGCCGTTCTGCGGCATCCGGAGCAGTATGGCGTGGCCGCCCCGGGCGGCAAGCCGATTGCCAGCGTCCATTTTCTGTCCAGCGGCCATGACGGCGACACGTTTCTCCGGGTCTCCGGGTATGACTCGTGGCCGGTGATGACCCCCCGGTGGGATGTGGTGGATGTGGACGTGTACGGAGCGCCCCCCACCGAGGACATCCTGGGGGACATCCGCATGGTGCAGAGGATGGAGGCCGACGGCCTGAAGGGCCTGGCCAAGGGCGTCACCCCGCCCATGCGGATTCCGCCCGAACTGGAGCGGCGGGGCCTGAACATGCAGCCCGGGGGCTTGAACGTGGTGTCCAGCATGAACGAGCACGCCGTCGCGCCCCTGATGACCGCGCAGGTCAACATGCAGCAGCTTCAAATGAAAATCGACCGGGTGATTGAGGGTATCCGGGACGGTCTGTACAATAGCCTGTTTCTGGCCCTTTTGACCCAGGACAACCCGCAGATGACGGCCCGGGAGGTGGCGGAGCGGCACGAGGAGAAGCTCCTGATGCTGGGGCCGGTTCTGGAGCGTATCCACTACGAGCTTCTGGACCCCCTGATTGCCCGGACCTTCGCCCTGGCGAACGAGGCCGGACTGATACCGCCCCCGCCGGCGGACATCGACCTTGGCGAGACCCAGATTGAGTATGTTTCCATTCTCTCCCAGGCCCAGAAGGCGGTCGGCGTGAGCCGCATTGAGCAATCGGTCCAGTTCCTCGGGAACATGGTGGCGGTCTATCCGGAGGTGCGCCACGCCCTGAACCCGCTGAAAGCCTACAAGGAATATAACAACATGATTGGTGTCCGGGCGGGTATCTTCACCTCGGACGACGAGTACCGGAAGGCGGTCGATGCCGAGAACCAGGCGGCGGCGGCGGCGCAGGGCGCGGCCACCGGGGAGTCCCTGGCGACTTCGGCCAAGCTCCTGAATGATGTCGACCCGGCCAACATGAAGCGTCTCCTGACCGGGGACGTTGCAGGAGGGTTGGTGCTATGACGGAGACCCCCTCGCAACAGCACTATCGGAACGCCCTCGAGGTCATGCTCTCCAACCCGGCCACCCGGGTCCTGCTCTGGCGGCTGATTGTCGAGGACTGCAAGGTTTTTGTCGAGGAGTTCCCCATGAACGCCTCGGTCTACTGCCTCAACGCCAAGCAGGAGATTGGCAAGCGGCTTCTGGCCGACGCCAAGGCGATTTCCCCGGAGCGGGTGTTCCAGGCGGAGCAGGAATACAACGAGTTGATGAAGCTGAACGCCCAAACTAAGCCAGAAGGAGATTGAAGCGATGACGACTACCACGGCCACACCTGCCCCGGCCCCGGATGACACCGGCGCGGCGGGCGGACAGGGAACGGACCGGACCGCCACAACCTCGGCACCCGCGAACCCGCCAGCGAACCCGGAGGCGGTTCAGGATGCCACATCGACGGGAGGTGACAACGCCCCGTTGTTGAACCCGGAGGCCGGGGAGCTTGAGGGCGACGCCCCGCTCCTGACCCCGGACGACGGGGAGGGGGGAGACGCCGAGGAGGCGGGAGCCCCAGAGCGCTACGAGGACTTCAGTTTGCCCGAAGGGTTCGAGCTTGCGGGCGAGGAGAAGGACTCTGTTTTTGCCATGTTCAAGGGCATGAACCTGTCCCAGGCGAACGCCCAGAAACTGGTCGATTACTTCACGAACAAGGTCATGGACCAGCAGGCTGCCGACCAGGCCGCCCTGGTGGAGCGCCGTAAGGCGTGGCGGGCGGAAGTCCGCCAGCGCGAGAACTACGCGACCGAACGTGCCCTGGCCCTGAAGGGCCTCCGGGCCGTGGTCACGGACCCCGACGAGAAAGCCCTGTTCACCGACTCCTGGTTGAGCGACCATCCGGCGTTCTTCAAGGTGTTCTCGAAAATCGGCGCCCTGGTGGGCGAGGACTCGCCCCCTCGGGGCGACGGTTCCCCCGCGCCGGGCCAGGACCTCAACCTGCAACGCTTCCCTGTGGCATAACCAAAGGAGAAATCTTAGATGCCAGCCAACTACCCGACCCTTATGGATGTCGCCCGCCGGAGCGGCGACCCCAGTATCTCGAACATTGTCGAGATTCTCAACAAGTCCAACCCCATTCTGGACGACATTCCGTGGATTGAGTGCAACTCCGGCGTGACCCACATCACGACCATCCGCACCGGCATCCCGACCCCGACCTGGCGTATGCTGAACGCCGGCGTCCCGCTCGGCAAGAGCACGACCAAGCAAATCAAGGCCCATTGCGGGATGCTTGAAATCTACTCCGAGATTGACGCAAAGCAGGTCGACCTGGCCCGTCGCAACGGCGGCCAGCAGGGCGCGGCGGACTATCTCGCCAGCGAGAACGTCGCCTTCATCGAGGGCTTCGGCCAGGAAATCGCCCGGGTGTTCTTCTACGGCGACCCGAGCCTCCCGGCGGAACCCGTGGGCCTCTGCAACTACTACACGGGCCTCCCCTCGGGTTCCGAGACCAACGTCATTGACGGCGGCGGCGAAGGCTCGGACAACACCTCCATCTGGGTCATCCAGTGGGGTCCCGACAGCGTTCACGGCCTGTATCCGCAGGGCTCGAAGGCCGGTCTGTCCGAGCAGTACCTCGGCGTTCACACGGTGAAGGACGCCTCGGGCAATCAGTTCCAGGCGCACCGCACCCACTACGGCTGGGACGCCGGCCTGGTGGTCCGCGACTGGCGTTCCGCCGTCCGTATCGCCAACGTCGACCTGTCCGATGCCGTGGCCAACGCCTCCGGCGCGGTCGACATCCTTACGACCCTGACCAAGGCGGTCTACAAGCTGCCGAAGAAATCGTCCCAGAGCCGCACCGCCATCTACATGCGGAAGGAGCTTATCACGCTCCTCGACCTCCAGTGCCAGAGCAAGTCCAACCTGCTCCTGAGCTACGCGGACATTTCCGGACGCCCGGTTCTGCACTTCCGGGGTATCCCCATCCGCGAGCAGGAAACCCTCCTGGCGACCGAAACCCTGGTGTCCTAACCACAGAAAGGACTGAAACATGATTCTCGACGCTGACCTCGTGTTCAGTAACAAGCAGGCCGTCACGGCCACCGCCGCCTCGACCAACAAGATTGACCTCGGCGTGGCGGGCGACGCCATCGGCCAGGAGTTGACCATCCACGCCGTTGTGGACACGGCCTTTGCCACCCTCACGAGCCTGACGGTCTCCCTGGAGACCTCGGCTGACGACTCGACCTGGACGACCGTCCTCTCCGGCCCCGCGATTGCCCGGGCCAGCCTGACCAAGGGCGCGAGCATTTTTTGTGTTCGCGTCCCCCAGGGCCTGTCCCGCTACGTTCGCCTGAAGTACACGGTTGGGGGCTCCAACGCCACCGCCGGAAAAGTCACCGCCTTTGCCAGCAAGGACCTGTAAGGAGGTGGCCATGGCCCGCTATCTTGCCCAGGCCGAAGGGTTGGTGGGGACGCGGTTTGTCCGTCCCGGGGACGAGTTCGAGTATGACGGCCCGGCCCCAAGCTGGGCCAAGCCTGTCCAGGACCCCCTGGAGAAGTTCGATACCGAAGCCAAGGCCGAGCCTGTCCAGGACCCCCTGGAGAAGTTCGATACCGAAGCCAAGGCCAAGCCCGGCAAGGGCAGGAAGGCGGGCGCTAAATGATTAGCAAAGTGGAAATCATAAACATAGCGCTTTCCCGTATCGGCGAAAGCCCTATCCAGAGTCTCGACGAGGGAACCGTGCCCGCCAACATGGCAAAGGTGTTCTATGACCCGGCGCGTCGCTCGACTCTCCGGGACTACAACTGGAACTTTTCCCTCCGGACGGCACGATTGGCGAAGCTCGACGAGACTCCGGGCGATTTCCTCTTTGCTTTTTCTCTCCCCGTGGATTGTCTCCGTGCGGTGGCAATCCTCGGGGGGGCCTCCCCTCACCACCTCGTCCGGGGGCGCAAACTGTTATCGAATGAGGAGGCAGTGACCCTGGAGTACATCGCCGATGTCACCGATACCTCGGAGTTCGACGACAAGTTTATCGAGGCGTTGACCTATAAGTTGGCGTCTGAGCTCGCCATGCCCGTCAAGGGTTCGGTGGAACTGATGGCGAACTACTCCAACATCTACAGCACCAAGGTCAACCAGGCGGCGGCCCTGTCCGCCGGAGAGTCGAACGAGGGACTGTCCGACAACCCCTATTTGGAGGCCAGGTTCAGTGGCTACCGTTAGGAAACACCAGAACAACTTTACGACCGGCGCTATTTCCCCGGCGGTCTATTCCCGGACCGACCTGCAGAAATATGGTTCCGGGTGCAAACGTATCGTAAACGCCGTGGTTCATGCCCATGGCGGGGTGTCCAACCGCCCGGGAACCCTGATGGTCGACGAGCTTCCCGGCCCCGGGTTGCTCTTCCCCTTTACCTATTCGGTGTCGCAGACCTACGTCCTGGCGTTCTTCGACCCCGACCCGGACGACACGGACCCCCACTTTGCAAAAATGCGGATTATGAAGGGCGGCGGCGTGGTGACGGACCCCGAGGGCCTGGTGGCGGAGATTGAGACCCCCTACTACCCCGCCGATTTGTCCCGGCTTCGGTTCGCCCAGTCGGCGGACACCATGTTCATGACGCACCCCCTGTACCCGCCTAAGAAACTGGTCCGGAGCGACCACCACGTCTGGACGTTTTCCGACATGGCGTTCATCCCGGCTATCCCCCCGCCTACCGGCTTGACCGCAGCACTGGTTGGTTTTGGCGCGGATGCCGTCCCCGGGTTTAAAATGACGGATGAAGTCCCCACGCCGGTTAGCTACAAGGTGGCTGCGGTGGACTCCCGTGGCGTGGAGTCGGCACCTTCGGCGGCTTGTAACACGACGGTGTACGGGTGGCCGAGGGGCGGGCGGGTGGACTTGACGTGGACCCCCGTGGGCGGGGCCATACGTTACGAAGTTTACAAGAACCTCAACGGCTTTTACGCATGGATTGGCTCCGCTGACGGCGCCCGGTTTAAGGATACAAACATCCATGGCGACCCCGGCACCGGCCCGAAGGAGAACCGCGACCCCTTCACGCCTCCCCAGACCCCGACCAACCTGGTTCTGGAATCGATGAGTGCCAACGGCCCCACCGAGGTTCGGGTGTCCGCCGTATCGTCCGGCGGGGTGGAGTCCGCGGCCTCTGATGCCGCGGAGTCCGACAAGCGGGCAACTTACGTTAGATGGGACCGGGTTCCTCAGGCGGCCAGCTACAACGTGTATCGGCGTATTGACGGGGGCGCGTGGCAGTATCGGGCGTTCCCGGACCCGGGAACCGGGCCGGCAGTGAGGGTCTCCCTGATTAGCGCAGGCTGGAGCCTCGGGAACCCCCCGGAAACGGGGAGCGGGAACTATCCCGGGGTGGTCGGCATTTACCAGCAGCGCCTGGTCCTGGGCCGTACCAACGGCGAGCCCCAGACAGTGTGGATGTCCGAGACCGGGGCCTTCGACTCCATGGCGGTTGCAACGCCATTAAGGGCGGACTCCTCCATAACAGCCACGGTGGACTCCCGGCAGATGAACGAGATACGGCACTTCGTCCCCCTGCGGGACGTGCTGATGTTCACCAGCGGCGCGGAGTTCCTGTTGTCCGCCGGGCGTAATTCCGACGCGATTACCCCGACCTCGATTAGCTTCAATATCCAGAGCTACTGGGGGGCGAGCGAAGTCCCCCCGGTGGTGTCCGGCTCCAGTGTCGTTTTCGTCGGGAACAGCGGCCTTCAGGTTCGGGACATTCGCTACCAGCTTAACGATGACGGCTATTCCGGCGAGGATGTCTCCATTCTGGCCGGTCACCTTTTGGATAGCCCGGTCGTCGACTGGGCCTACCAGCAGTCCCCTTGGAGCACAATTTGGATTTGCCTTGCCAGCGGGAAGCTCCTGACGTTCACCTATATGCGGGAACAGGAGATATGGGCGTGGAGTGAGCACGAAAGCTCCGGGGGCAAGTTCCGGTCCGTGTCGTCCATACGCGAGGGCGAGGAGGATTACGTCTACTACCTGGTCGAGCGGGGGGGACGCTATTTTGTCGAGTTCCAGAACCGCCGCCGCCAGGGTGAGGGTCTGGCGGATGCCTACTTCGTCGACTGCGGCCTCCGCTATGACGACCCGGAAAACCCGATTTCCCACGTCACCGGGCTCGACCACCTGGCCGGCGAGGGGGTTGTCGCCCTGGCGGACGGCGCGGTCGTTCGCGGCCTGACCGTCGCCCAGGACGGCTCGGTCGACCTGCCGGAGGCCGCAGGCAAAATATCAATCGGCCTCCCATATACCACCACCGTCGAGACCTTGGACCCGGAGCTCCGGGCCGAGGACGGGGACACCCTTGGCCGGAAGAAGGTCGTCCCGGTCGTGGTGTTCAACGTACTGGAGACCCGGGGACTGTATGCAGGCCCGACCGAGGATGCCCTGGTGCCGGTCAAGTTCCCGCCCCCGGCCCTGTGGGGCGTGGCTCCCGGCCTGTATTCTGGCGTGCTTGAGGTCACCATCCCCGGGGTCCACCGAACCGAGGCGTCCATCGTCTTTCAGCAGCAGGACCCCCTGCCCATGACCGTACTATCCGTGGCCACTCAAGTCGGGGTGGGGTGAATATGGTAACCTACAGACCGTCAAAAAGAAGCGACGCGGAGCACATAGGCCGCCACCTCCGGGAGGCTGACCGTCTCGAGGTCGAGGCCACCGGAGTCCGGGGGCAGGACGCGGTGCTCCTGTCATATATGGACAGCGAAATCTGCTTTACCGCCTGTTCCGACGGGGTGCCCTGCATGATTTTCGGGGTCTCGAAGCCCATATTCAGCGAGGAGGGCTATGTCTGGGCGCTGGGGACGGATGAGTGCGCCCGGCACCCGATAGAGATGGTCCGGTTCGGGCGGAAGTACCTCCGGGCGTTCCTCGAGGTCTGTCCGTATTTGGTGAATTGGTGCGACGCCCGCTACGAGAAGGCCCACCGGTGGCTTCGGGCTATCGGCTTCACCGTCGACGACCCCGCCCCCTACGGGGTAAAGGGCGCGATGTTCTGTAAACTTACAGCACGGAAGGGGGTTTGATATGTGCAGTGTAACCGCGGCGTATGTCGCGTCTATAATTGTTATGGCGGCGGCGGGGACGGCCTCCGCCGCGGCCTCCGCCCAACAGTCCAAAACCCAGAAGAAGATGGCGGAGTACCAGGAGGAGGTCTCCCGGAACAACGCCGAGATGGCGAACCGCCACGCCGACAACATCGAGCGGCAGGCGGACCAGCGCCGCATGGCTCTCCGCCGAAACATGCTTCAGCAGCAGGGGAGCGCCCGGGCCGAATACGCCTCGCAGGGCGTGGTGCTGGGGTCCGGGGTCGTTCTGGATTACGAGGCGGACATTGCCAACGCCTACGACCTCGACCTCCGCAACCTGAACTATGACGTGGCGAGCAAGGCGTGGCAGACCCGGGTCGAAGGCACGGGCCAGATGAACCAGTCGAAGCTCCACGCGGTCGAGGCCAAGGCGTACAAGCAGCAGATGATGTACACCCTCCTCGGCTCCCAGCTTTCCACCGGGTCGGCTATGGCGAGCCAGACGAGCAGTTACGCACAGTATAGAAGCAGTATGGGGTGATTTGATGGCTCTGCAACCCGTATTACCAACCATTATCGGCGAGGGGCGCTCGGCTCGGGTGTCCAAGCCGTCGCTGAATATGCCCGACATTTACGGCGGCCTGACCAGGGGCCTCAAGGACGCCGCCTGGTTCGCCAGCGATACCTTCCGGCAGGCGGCGGCGGCTAAGATGAACGCCCAGCGGGAACGGGACAGCCTCCTCCTCGAACAGGCTATGGCCGAATATGACGAGGAGGTTTCGTTCAAGCTCCAGGACCAGGTGTTTTCCCTGTCCGGCGAGTCGGCGGCGGGGGCCGGCGAACTGGCCGGGAAAATCTCGTTTGAAGCGGCGGAGCGCCAGCAGGAAAAGCTGTCCGGGGCCGGTCCCCAAGTGGCGGAGAAGTTCCGGCTGTTCGTCCAGAAGGATTTCACCAGCAGGGGGCCGCGGGTCACGGCCTACGAGCAGGCCCAGGTCCGGTCCGCCCGGGTCTCCATGAACGAGAAGCTCCTCTCCTCCCGTACCAGGGCATACGCCGAAACCGGGGAGCCGTGGTATCTGGAGGGGGTCGAGGAGAGCTTTCAGGCAATGACCGAGAACAGCGGCCAGCGGGTCATCACCCCGGAGAAAATGGAGGCGTTTAACAGCCTGTACGACAAGGGCGAGGTAGTCCTCCAGGGCGAGAAGTTGAAAATCGTCGACGGCCCGGCGACCGAACCAGGCACCATTTCACGGGGCCATGCGGACGACCTCCGCTCCCGCCTCCACAGAGACATGGAATGGTATGCCGCCGAATTGCAGAGCCAGTTTGACGCGGCGCACAGCGCCCGGGTGGACGCCTACCTGGCGAACGGGCAGATTGCGGCGGCGAGGGACTATCTGGATGCCGCCACCCGGCCCGAGGCCCAGCGGGGGATGTCCCGGGAGGCCCGGGAAGTCGCCATGGGCAAGGTGTCCCGCCACCAGGAGGTCCAGGCTGTGCAGATTACCGGGCAGGTGCTGGCCGACCACACCCTCGCCGCCGGGATACGCTACGATGCCAGCTTGGGCGGCGCGTCCCAGGATGGGAGATATTGGACCCCCGCAATGGAGCGAGCCCGGCTGAACGCCGAGCGGGATATGATGGCGGCCATGAAGGAGGCCGACCCGGAAACACGCCCCAAACTGGACAGGGCATTGAACATGTACCGCCAGCAGATTTCCCAGGAGAAAGCACTCCGTCAGGAGTACGAGAAGGCGGACATTCTGTCCCTCACCGAGCAGTTCAGAGACGGCGGGCTTTTCGACCCGTACCGTATCCAGGACTTCTCGAACGAGGTGGCGAAGATGCCGGACAGCCCGGTCAAGGTGCATTTTCAGAATATGGTGACCCGCATTCAAGTTGAGCTACAGGAGGCGGTCCGCAGAACCCCGGAGTACAAGAGGTTTAAGGAGGCCCGGCTGGCGGAGTTCAAGCGTTATATGGCCGCCGGGGAACCTCTCATCCTGGACGGGGTGGCCTACGACCTCACGGACAGCAACCAGCTTTGCGCCGCTGTTCGGGCCTCCGGGTTCGGTCCCGAGGCGGTGGAGCAGATACAGGCCTACGCCAGCACCAAGCGGGTGCCATACCACCGGGCCGCCGAAATACTGGCCGAGACCCTGAACGAACTGAACGGCTACGAGCCGGACCCGGACAAGGGCGAGGTGTATTTCGACCAGTACAACGTAACCGCCGTCGCCCCGGAGCTACTGACCGAACTGGAGAATATCGCCGCCATGAACCCGGGTATCGACATGGACTCCAAGGAGGGGGCCAAGTGGATGAAGGACACCCTGCGGGGAATTATCCTCAATACCAAGCGAACGGTGCCCGGGATGATAGGCGCGAAGGCCGTCTCGCTCCATTCCTGGCTTGGACAGGCCGTAACTAAAAGCGGTGAACTGAGGGACGACCGGGAGGGTCGCCGGGACTATGCCTCGTTCCTGCACCGGATGGCGACGACCGTTGAGCAGAAACGGGACGAGATGGACTATCGGGATAGGGTCCGCCGGTCCAGTCTCGGGCAGCCCGCCCCCTGGCAGGGCGTACCCGCCGGCGCGGCGGCGGCCGAACTGGAACGTGAGGGGAGCGCCAAGACGAAGTACAAGCTCGACGAGGTGTACCTCCCCCGGAAAGAGGCGGAGCGGCGGGCGATGGAGAAGCGCCGGAAAGACGAGGAGCGCGAACTGAAAAGCGGGAAGGCCGGGGAGCCTGGACTGAGCGGTGACTTTTGGTTCAATATCCTCCGCGCCCTGGGGGCCAAATGAAGGACGCCATGCTCAATACCGACGACAAAAACCAGGGCCTCGCCGCCGCCGCGACTGCCAGCCTCCGCCTTACCGCCGGGGAGAACCCCGACGCGGTGGCCATGGCGTTGCAGAAGTCCAAGGAGCTTGGGATTCCTTACATCTGGGCGCGGGAGATGGACAACGCCGATTTGCAGCCCGACGTGACGGCGGGGGGTCTCAACCCCCGTCTCCAGAGGGTCCTGGCGGAGAACGTCGACCGCGCCCCGATATACCGCGGGAACCTGCCGGCCCTGGACCGGGCGGCGAACGTCCTGGATGACATCGAACTGTCCCCTCTTGAACGCTACGAGAAACTGTCCCGGGAGCGCGGCCCGGAGGGTCTCCAGATGCTGAACGCCCAGGACTGGGCGAAGTTGGGCTACCGGCTGATGCCCTCCGGCGAACTGGTAAAGTATGGGCAGACGGTGCCACCCCCGGTCCGGCTGGGCGATATTGTGGGCGGCGACGAGGAACGCGCCCTGGTTGACCGGACTCTGGAGGCTTTGAAGAAGTCCACCGGGTTCAACCTGGCCGACTGGGAGTCGTTTCTTGTCATGTCCCAAGCCGGCAAGAAAGAAGTCCTGGGCGGGTTCCTCGCCCAGGTCGAGCGCGAGAACGCCCTTCTGCGGCAGTTGAACGCCGACTACCCGGAAGGCTGGATTGACAAGTCAGACCAGGGGGTCCGGGAGCGTATCGCCAGTATCGAAAAACGCTTCAACGTCGACCTGTCCGACATTTCCGTGGACCGGCTCCGCAAGGGCGGATTGATGGATGTGGACTACTTGGAGGCCGCCAACCTGTTTGGCGTTCGCGATATTTTCAAACTGGCTACCAGGATGAGTCCGGAGGAACTGGCCTCCGTCAACGCGGACTCCCCGATTGAGGACCAGTTAGCCAAGCTGAAGCACCTGTCCGAGCAGTCCATCGCCCTTCGCGGTTTCGACCTGGCCGGAAACGTAGCGACCGGGGTCGTCAACATGATTCCCTACATGGCGGAGTTCGCCCTGACCTCCGGTATCGCCACCGCCGGCGAGGTCGGCGTGGGGACGGCGGTCAAGGCCGCCCTGCGGCAGGGCGGGTTCACCAGTGTCCGGGAGGGCGCCAAAGCCCTGTTCACCAAGCAGGGGGCGAAGGCCATAGGCCAGGCGGTCAAGGCCATAGCGACCGGCGAGGCCAAGAGGCTCCCTGTCTACGCCCCGAAAATCGGGGTGCAGGCGTACAGTGAATTGAACAGCGGGCCGGTGTACTTCTTCGAGGAGGGGGAGGTTAAAACGGTAGTTCCGGAGGCCGAAGTCGGCGAGATGTTCAACCTGATTGCCCGGAAAACGCTGGAGACCTACCTCGGGAACGTCTCCGAGTGGGCCGGCGAGTTCGTCCCCGGGGTCGACCTGACCAAGCTGGTGCCGGAGCGGATGTACCCGAAGGGCCTTCAGGCCAAGGTGGTCCAGAGGTTCCTGTCCGACATTTCCGGCGACGCCACCAAGCAGGCGGTCCTGAAAAGGTCGCTGGCCGACAGCGTGCCCCTCCAGGGGGTCCTGGGGGAAGTGGTCGAGGAATGGGTGAACAACGCCTTTACCCGGGCTTCGACGCTGGCCGGCCAGGCCACGGCCACCGAGTTTCTTGACATGGGGCGGGATTCTGTGTTCGGCGGCGCCGAGGAGAACGTCACCATCCTATTGACCAGCATTATCGGGTCCACCGGGGGGAAGATGGCCCGGCTCCCCTCGGCGGCGAAGCACTACCATGACTTGACCCGCTTCGTTGACGGCCACCGGAAAATGGTGTCCGCCGTCCAGGACCTCGCGGGTAAACTGCCCGGCGGCGCGGGGGAGGCTGAAACGTTCCTCAACCTCGCCCGGAACGGGGACGCCTCCCTGCTTATTGACCCGGATGACGCCGAGGCGTTCTACCAGGCCAACCAGACTTTCGCCGAGGCGGTCGGGGTGACCGAGAAGGCCATTTCCGAGGCTCGGGACGAGGGCCGGCTTCTGGCGGTATCCCAGAACAAGATGGCCGCCGAACAGGTGAAAAGCCCGGACGGCGAAGCGGCGGGCGAGGCTCTGCTTTCAATCACCCAGCAGGCCGGCGTGACCGTGGACGAGGCCCGCACCGCCGGCATCGCCGGGGAGGCCATCGACGCCTACAAGCAACAGCAGGAGAGGCTGAAGGGCTTCCGGCTGAAAATCCAAACGGCCATTCGCGCCGCCGCCAAGGAGGCGGGTATTTCCGTTCGGGCGCAGGAGGCTTTCGCCGCCATGGCGGCTTTCCAAGTGAGCTACCTCGACCAGCACAGCACCGAGGACGGGTTGATTGACAAGGCCCTGGATGCCCTGATTGTCGATTTCCAGAAGGACCCCGGGAAGTACGAGTCGGCGGAGAGCCTGGCGCAGGCGGAGCCGGCGGGGCTCCAGGCCATGGACGATGAATATTTCGACGCCATAGAAAACGAGGACGAGGACAAACAGGCCGCCATGGTCGAGGCCGCCGCCAGCAAGGCGGGCTATGTCCTCGGGCCGGTCTACCACTGGGGCTACTTTGACAAGGCCCGCGACATCCCCTCCGGCCCCATGCACTTTGGGACGGAGGCCGCCGCCGAGGCCCGCGCCTCCGGCAAAGCGGCGGACGAGTTTCTGGAGGAGGTGGAGGCATACGAGGGGGAGGATGGCCGGTGGCATTGGTATGACGGCACCGGGCAGACCAGCGAGGACCTGGGCTACGACGGCTTCGACAGCGAGGAGGAGGCCCTGGAGGCCGGAATGGATTATGTCGCGGGCACGGTGAACACGGACTCGCAGGACGCTTTCGAGGGCGGCAACATGACCGTGGCCTACCTGAAAGCGGACAACCTGAAGCGGGTGAAGGACGCCGGAACCGCCGACAAGTGGGAGAAGGTGGTCGAGAAGGCAAAGGCGCAGGGCTACGACGGCCTGGTCTACCGGAACGAGTTCGAGGACGCCGGGAATGACAGCTACATCGTGTTCCGCCCCGGGCAAATCAAATCCGCCGAGCCGGTGGAGTTCGACGGCCAGGACATCATTCCCCTGTCCCAGCGGTTCGACTCCACTAACCCGGATGTCCGATACCAAAAAGTATATCATGGAACCCCGCACACCTGGGCACCGGAGCCGGGGTTCCCCCATGGCCGCCCGCGTCTGGACAAGATGGGGACCGGAGAAGGGGCGCAGGCTTTCGGCTGGGGTTGGTATAGCGCGGAGGCGAGGTCGGTCGCCAATAGCTACACCGGCGACAGCTACGGAAACCGTGTGCTGGCGGAGAGGCATTTGTCGTCGTCCATGGCCAAGGAATACCCGGGTCTGTTCGATGGGTATCTAAAGGAGCCGAAGCTATTCCTGGCCATTGCCGCTCGCTGGCTCCGCCGGAGAGCGAGTCGGGACGAGATAGTCGGCATCATAATGGAAAAAATGGGAGCCTATCCCCCGACTTCTTTCGCGCGGGGGGCCATCACACCCCCCGCCGATTGGGTCAACCCTTTCGACGGGTTGAAGGGCGAGCCCTTGGTTCGGAAGTGGGTGGATATGGCGTCAGCGGCATGGAACAGGCACCCCTTCGAGGGGGATACCTCCTCCCTCTACACCCTCGACATTCCAGACAAATACATCCCCCTCCTGCTGGCTTGGGACGAAGCTCTGATGGACCAACCCGAGGGCATACCCGAGGCTACGCTCCGGGAGATATATGCTTTCGTCTACGACGGCGGCTACTCCCCGGGGGACGTAGACGGCGAGACGCTCTACAAGGACTTGAGTGCAAGGCTGGGCGGGTATCGACCTGCCTCCGAGTATCTTTTGTCGAAGGGCATACCCGGTCTGAAATATCTGGACGGCTTCAGTCGGAGGGGTACGGAGAACCCCACTTACAACTACGTTATTTGGGACCAGAAGGTGCTGGATGAAGTGGCCCTGCTTGAGCGGAACGACGAGGCCATGCAGGCCCTCTACCAGGGCGAGGGCCAATACCAGGGCCGTTTCTCCCCCGCCGCCGATTTCAACCAAAGTTTCAACGCCCTGGTGACGCTGTTCAAAGGCGCGGACGCCTCGACCCTGCCGCACGAGTCGGCCCATTGGGTCAAGCAAATGATGGAGGCCATGGTGGCCAACGGCCAGGCAGACGAGACGATGGCCAACGACCTCGCCACCATCGAGGCGTGGCTGGACCGGCAGGAATACGCCTCTGAAATTGGAACCCCGGACTACCGCCGGGAGCGGGCGGAGAAGTTCGCCCGGGGGTTCGAGGAGTATATCCGGACCGGGAAGCCGCCGGCTGGCGGTCCGGCGGACGCCTTCGCGACTCTGAAGCGTTTGCTGGTATCCATTTATCGCTATGTCACCTCCCTCGGGGTCAAGCTGGATGACGAGATTGTGTCCGTGTTCGACCGGATGATTTCCTCGGAGCTTGCGGCGACCCGGGACGCCCCCATGCTGGAGGCCATTGAAACGCTCAGGTCGACCTTCGACTCCCTGCTCGGACTGTCCCAGCCTGAGGCCAAGGAGTTCATCGACCTGGTGCGGAAGGCCCGGAACCAGACTATCGACACGGCGGATGCCGAGAAGGCCAAGCTCCTGAAAAAGAAAAAGACCGAGTGGGCCAAGGAGGCCCGCGCGGTCATGAAGGGCATGAAGGTGTACAACGCCTGGGCGGCCCTGAAGGCCGAAGGCGGACTGGACTATGCCTTCATCGCCGAAAGCCCGGACTATGGCAAGGAGATTGCCGACTATTTCCGGAAACGGGGCTTGACGAGCCCCATGAAGAAGTCCGGAAAGGACGTGCCGCTTTTCGCCGAAAACCACGGCTACGCTTCGGTCGACGAGCTTTTGTCCGACCTGATGACCGCGAAAAGCCCCCAGGAGTTCGTCAGGGACTATCTGCTCCAGCAGGAGCGGGACTTCAACGACGAGTACGAATTGAGCGACGCGGCCATGACCACGCAGGCCAACGTCGAACTGCTGGAGAAACTGGCCGAGGCTCTGGCGGTCAAGGCCGGCAGGGAGGGCGCGGTGCTGAAGCGCCGGGCGCTGGCCGCCCGTGTCCAGGAGAAGCTGGACGAGACCCGTGTCAAGGACATCGTGTCCGACTCCGACCTGGTGGAGGCCCTCCGCAACTCCGGGAAGAGGCTGGTCAAGGCGTTGAACAAGCAGGACTACAACGCCTCCCTGGAGCTCCTCGCCGGCATGCGCTTCAACGTCGAGATGATTCGCGCCCGGAACGAGGCCAAGCGGCTGATTAACAAGACCGAGAACCTGGTGAAGCGGGCGCGGTCGGCGAAGAAGGGCGCCATTTTCGGGGACCACCACCAGGCCATTCAGGAATTGGCATACTACTTTGGCTTCTCAAAGTCCGCCGTCAACTGGACGGAGAACTACCGCCGCCGGGTCGGTTCCAATGACTTCGAGGGGGAGACCCTGGGCGACCCGTTCGGGTGGCCGGAGTTCCTGCTTACCCAACGGGTCGGGCGCTACCGGGATTTGACCTACGCCGACTTCACCGCTCTCCGGGAGTTCGCCCAGTTCCTCAATGGTGAAGGCCGAAATCTGGTGAAGGCCCGGAAGGGAACTTTCGCAAACAAGGTCGCCACCCGGGTCGGGCACGCACTGGAGGTCCTGTCCAAGCAGGAGGCCAAGTACCACGACCGCAAAACGGAAACGCCGCTCGCCGTCAAGGCGTCCAGGACCTTTGCCAACTGGGGCAAGAACCTGGCCACCTTCTTCGGCAAGGCCGACGGCTGGACCCATGTCGGCGGGGACCGGGTGCGGGGCCCCAATATCCAACTCCGCGACATTCTGGTGTCGGCCTACGGCCGAATGATTCACCTCGAGAACGGGGCGAAAACGCCCTGCCGGGAAGCCCTCCTCGCCCTGGTTGAAAGCACCAAGGGCATGGACCTGCTCCAGGGCCTCCCGAAGTTCGGGGGCAACGGCGCGCTCCACGGCTACAGCAAGTGGACCCCGGAGATGGTGGTGGCCGCCTGCCTGAACATGGGGACCGCCTCTGGCCGGCAACGGCTGATGGAGGGGTACCAATGGAGCGAGGCGGACCTCGGCCTGATTGCCGCCAAGCTGACCGCCTCCGACTGGAAGCATATCCAGCGTATCTGGGACGCCCTGTCCGGGGACCTTTGGCGGGCCGTGGCGGATACGTTCCTGGAGGAGAACCACTACCACCTGAACCAGGTCGACCCCCTGGAGTTCGAGGTCCGGACGGCGGACGGCCAGGTCGCCGTCATGCCGGGGGGATACTACCCCATACGATACGCCGACCGGTCCAAGGGCAAGGACATCGCCCTCGGCTTCCAGGCCCGGAAGCTCCACGCGGAGGTATCCAGTATCAAGCGGCGGGCGGAGACAATCAAGCAACCCGACCCGGTGAAGCTGGAGCTCGGGGTGCTCCTCACCCACATCCACGAGTCCGCCCACTATGCGGCTACCCGCATGGCGAACCGGGAGGTTCTGGGCGTGGTGATGGACCCGGAATACCGGAACGCCTTCGGGACCACCCAGTCCTTCGAGGCGTATGACGCCATGATGTCCATTCTCAAAAACGCGGCGAACCCCGCCCCCTCCACCGAGGGTATAACCCGGGGCTTCGAGGGCTGGGCGCGGACCGTCCTGACCTCAACCGCTTTGATGATGAACCCCCGAAGCGCCCTGATGCAGTTCTCCTCGGTCACCATTGGTATGCAGGAGTTGGGGCCCCACTACGCCGACGCCATGGCGGAGTTCGCCCGGGGACCGCTGGAGATGCGGGCTTCCGTGCTTCGGATGTCCGCCCTGATGCGGCACCGGGCGGACTATTTCGACATCGACCTCAAGGAGGCTACCGACCGGTTCGATACCAGCCTGGCGGCGAAGGCGAAGAAAGGTTTCGCCAAGGTCGGATATGCGGCCATGCGGGGCGCGGACACCCTGGTTGCCACTATCGCCTGGAAGGCCAAGTATCAGCAGGCCATGGAGGAACTGCTCCGCACCAGGCCGTTCGGCGAAGCTGCCGTGGAGGCGGTGGCCCGGGCGGATGACTTCGTGGCCCGGACCCAGGGCGCGGCCCGCACTATCGACCTGACCCCCATTCAGCTTGACCGGATGGGTCGGATGATGAGTACGTTTATCACCTCCACCAACGCCCAGTACAACACCCTGCTTGAGACGATTGGCGCGACCCGGGCGGGGGTCCTGTCGCCGGGCGAGGCGTTCCAGGCCCTTGCCGGAAACTTGGTCGCCCCCGCCCTGCTCGGGGCGGTCATCGCATGGGTGGTGGCCGGCGGCCTGATGGGCGACGATGACGACGACCTGGACCGCGCGAACCGGTATTTCATCCAGGAGTTAATCTCCAACCCGTTTGCCGGGATACCGGTGGCCCGCGATTTGGTGGACCTGGCATCGACCATGGTCGCCTCAAAGATTACCGGCGACAAGGTTAACGTCTTTGGCTATAACGCCTTGGACGCGGGGGCGGTGAGCGCCGCCAGCGACGTGTTCACCACCTTGGCGAAGGGCGCCGACGCCCTGTCGGAACGTGACTGGTCCCGGGCCGCGTGGCTGTGGGCGGACGCCATTGGCCGGGCGACACACACCCCGGCAATCCGTATCTACGAGCGCTCGAAGCGGCTGTTTGAACAGAACGGCGGCGACCTGCCGGAAGTCCTGAAAGACCTCGACAAAGCCGTGAAACCCAAGGAGAAAAAATGATTACTGATTCCCAGGCGAAGGCCGGACCCTTTGTGGGGGACGGCATGACCACGGAGTATGACTTCGCCTTCCCGGCGTTGTCCGCCGACCATATCGCGGTCTACGTCGACGAGGTGAAAATCACCTCCGGCTATACGGCGGCCCTCCTGCCCGGCGGGGGGCGTGTCACTCTGGACGACCCCCTGCCGGAAGGGGCCAAGCTGGCGATTGTCCGGGACGTTCCGGTCGAACAGGTCGTGGACCTCCAGAACAACACGGCTTTCCTGCCAGAGGTCATCGAGACCGCCCTGGACCGCCTCACCATGGTTTGCCAGCAACTCCGGGAAAGGCTTTCCCGGGCGGTCACCGTGCCCCCGACGGATGCCGAGCAGACAGGGGGCGAGATTTACCTCACTTTGATTCAGGCCAGGGCCGACGCGGCGTCCATACTGGCGGCGGCGGCGCAGGTGCTGACCGTCACCAGCGGCACCCTGACCGACCTGTCCGGGGCGGCGGTGTCCATCGCCCCCTGGGGGAAGTACCGATGGAGCATGTCCGGGGCTTGCACCCTGTCCCTCGACGCATGGCCGGAGACGGGAGTCCAGACCGCCCTCTTGCTGATAACCGCCGCCACCCTGTCCACACTGGACACCCCCGGAGTCGAGCAGGAGGACACCATCGACGCCGCCGGCGAATACTTGTGCTACATCACGAAGCAGGACGGCAAGGCGTTTTTCAGCGTCGCGCGTTTCGTTCCCCCGGAGGCATAATGTATAGTATTGCAACAATCAATTCATTGGACAGGCTCCGCCGCTCCCGGAAAAGCAGACGGCGAAACGACCTCTCCTGGATTCTGGATACGAACAAGACCCTCACCCACGCCGTTTCCCTGCAATGCACATCCGGAAAGACGGCGGTCATTGATTGGGGGGACGGCGCGACGACCACCGCGACCTCAACCTCGGTCACCGTGTATTCCCACACCTACGCCATCGAAAGCCAGCAGTATGTCGTGTCCATTACCGGAGGGGTTTCCCTGGTCAGGTATGTAACCCCCACCTCGGAGATGGTCTTTCTTAACCTCGACCTCCCGGGGTTGCCCGGGGCGGAGAAAATGTTCGCCCTGGACGCTGAATTACGGTTCACTTTTTTTTCCTTCGAGGCGGGGTGCCGCCTGCCGCAGGACGCCCTTTCGCTGGAGTATATGTTCGCCGGGGTGCAGCAGCCAGCACGGGTTCCCATCCCCGCTACTATGACCCTCCCCCGGGGGTTGCTCTCCGCCAGGGGCATGTTCTCCTCGTCCGGCGGGGTCGAAAAAGTCCCCCTCACCTTCTGGCCCGCGAGGGGGTTCACCAGCGGGGGGCCTATCGACCTCCGGGGGATGTTCGAGTGGGCGGGGTTCGGGCAAAGCATAGCCCCGAGCCACCTCCTGTGGGACAGCGACCGAACGTTCCTGGTCGACGAAACGACATTCCACTCCCCCTACCCCCCAACACCCCATTGGCTTAACCACGCCGGCCCCTATACCGACCCGGAGTCCGGCATGACTTTCACCAAAATCCCCGCTTCGTGGGGAGGAGCCCCAGACTAAAGGAGACAACCAATGAGCAAGACCCTGGACAAGTACGGCCGCTACGAAAACCGAGCGGGGTTCCGAAACGGGGACCTCGACCCCTACATCGTGGAGGAGGATTCCTCGACCGGGATTACCTACATCTGCTATGACGCGGGCACGAACCGGGCCATCCGGAGGATTACCGAGGCGGCCGCGGGGGATGTCACCACCACCACTATCGAGATTGCCTACGGTGCATGGGCGAACCGGGCCAGTCTGACCTATCAGCCTATCAACCAGGACCTTTCGGTCTAAAGGAGGCCACCTATGGCAAAGTTTGACAAGTTCCTCGGGAAAATCGTCGAGAGGGTGGTCGGGGGCGTTATCGACCCCGGCGTGGTCCCGGACGCTTCGACCTCGACCAAAGGCATTATCCGGTTGGCCACGGGTGCGGAAGTCACCACCGGGACCGACACCAAAAAGGCGGTCGTCCCCTCCACCCTGAAAACTGAACTGGACAAGAAGGTTGACAAGGTGGCCGGCAAAGGGCTTTCGACCAACGACTACGACAACACGGAAAAGGCCAAGGTCGCGGCGGCGTTGACTTCGGTTCCCGACGCTTCGACCTCGACCAAAGGCATTATCCAGTTGGCGACGGGTGCCGAAGTCACCGCCGGAACGGACACGGCCAAGGCGGTCGTCCCCTCCACCCTGAAAACTGAACTGGACAAGAAGGTAACGGTGGTGGCCGGCAAAGGGCTTTCCACCAACGACTACGACAACACGGAAAAGGCCAAGGTCGCGGCGGCGTTGACTTCGGTTCCCGACGCTTCGACCTCGGCCAAAGGCATTATCCAGATTGCGACGGGGGCGGAAGTCACCGCCGGAACGGACACGGCCAAGGCGGTCGTCCCCTCCACCCTGAAAACTGAACTGGACAAGAAGGTTGACACGGTGGCCGGCAAGGGGCTTTCCACCAACGACTACGACAACACGGAAAAGGCCAAGGTCGCCGCCGCCTTGACCTCCGTCCCCGACGCTTCGACCTCGGCCAAAGGCATTATCCAGTTGGCGACGGGTGCGGAAGTCACCGCCGGAACGGACACGGCCAAGGCGGTCGTCCCCTCCACCCTGAAAACTGAACTGGACAAGAAGGTTGACACGGTGGCCGGCAAGGGGCTTTCGGCCAACGACTACGACAACACGGAAAAGGCCAAGGTCGCCGCCGCCGAAACGGAAACGACCCTGGGGATTGACACGGCTTCCGGCGACACGACCAAGTTCCTGAACCAGAAAAAGCAATGGGCCGTTCCGGCTGGTGGTTCGGGGACGGCCGTCGAGCTTCTCTCCACCATGCCGACTCCGGGGAGTGGCGACGTAGGACGTGTCGCCCTGTTCACCGGGGCGAGCACTGGCGCATACATCCAGAACAAGCCCTACCGGGCGGTCATGGAGAGTGCGACAAGTCCGACTGGCAGTATCACCGTGAGCGGTGGTGCCTCGTACATTAACGGCACCTACGCCTACGTTTCCGGCACCGGCGACTCGCGGCTCTGGCAGCGGACCGACGGGAGCATGGTGTACCAAATCTATTACAACAGCGGCCAGTGGGTTATCCACAGTTACGAGGACGACGGCGACGGTGGCATGATTCACTTCGACGAGTGCCGTGCCGTCATGGCCGCCGGTTCCGACCCGTGGGATGGCACCTGGGAAACGTCTTGGGACGAGGGCAATAGCGGCAACAGCGGCACCGTCCCGACCGTCGCCGGGACGACCGTGGCGACATACGCATGGCGGCCCCTTCTGCCGCCGGAGCAGGAGTTTTCCACCAGCCCGCTCACCGTCCAGCCAGGCGGCAAATACCGCAACACCGCGAACGCCGCTTTCACCCTCAACCTCGGCGGCTATGCCGGATGCAGGGATGACGCGGAGGTCGTTTTCGACGCCGGCACCGGAGCCTCAATCACCGCCGGAACCGGCCTGACCCTGGTTGACGCGATTTCCGCCGGCAAGCGGAACTTCTGCGTTATCAAGTTTTTCGGCACGACGGCCAACCTGTTCGTCGTCCACACGGAGGATTTGTGATGCAGTACTACATTCCAAACATGTTGATTCGGCGGTCGCGGGCACCGAGCGGCACGCCCCTTACGCTTACCGCACTTACAGCCGAGCCTAAAGTAACTCTGAACAAAGTTGGTTCACCGCCGTCCGTCGCGCTTGAATACTCTACCGGGGGGGCGTGGACTACCTACACGATTGGCACGGAAATTACACTTGCTTTTGCTGGCGATTACATCAAATTCCGTGGCGACAATAGCACGTTCGGCACATCGGATGCTAACTACTACCAATTCGTTATGTCGGGAGCCATTGGGGCATCGGGTAACGTAATGTCGCTGGTGGATAGCACATTGGCATCTACAACCATACCTTGTAATTATTGTTTTCGCTCTTTATTCGCCGGCTGCTCAAGCCTCACAACGGCTCCTGCATTGCCAGCCGCGACGCTGACGGTATCTTGCTATGGGCTCATGTTCCAAAACTGCACAAGCCTCACAACGGCTCCTGCATTGCCGGCCACGACGCTGGCAGGCTATTGCTACTATTCGATGTTTTCATACTGCACCAACCTCACTACTGCTCCTGTACTCCCCGCCACAACACTGAAGGCTGAATGCTACCGTGCTATGTTTTCATACTGCACCAACCTTGCATCAATCGAGGTCAATTTTACATCATGGGCATCAGACCTGTATCCATCATTGAGCTGGGTCTCCGAAGTTTCCCCCGTGGGCACTTTTACAAAGCCAACCGCATTGCCGGAAGTATTTGGAGTACACAACATCCCCGCCGGCTGGACGGTAATTAATAAGGACTAACCATGCAAAAAACAGTTTACACGCATACCGCCAGTGGGCAGAGTTGGGATTACCGGTTGCCGAAAATACTCCGCTATGATGGCATTTCTACATCAAACATTACCGAGGCAAACATGTCGCAGTTTGGCATCGTCAAAACGGTTGTCGAACTGCCCGTTCCGCCACAACCAGAATTATCGGAACTGCTTGTGGCAAAGGAGGCGGCCTTCGCGTCGGCCAACCTGTTCGTCGTCCACACGGAGGATTTGTGATGCAGTACTACATTCCGAACATGTTGATACGGCGGTCAAGGTTACGGGGTACATTTGCTGTAATGCTTTCCGTTACCGAGCCGTGGAGTATGGGTTTGGGTGCTACTGGTACTTGGCTTGAAGCGAATTGGGGCGATGGCAGCCCAATAGAACATTATACGTCAGAAGACCTATCGACGTCGAAAGGGCACGATTATGCGACAGGAACTTATATCGCGTCGTTTAAAGGCGCTGTTACGCGCTTCACTCTTCCGCAAGTCGGTCAGTATGGCAATAAAGACCCGATAATCGGCTGTAACTTCAACTGGGACGCATTGCCAGGGCTGGATGACATAACGGGCTTATTCCAATACTGTGGCAACCTTGCGTCTACGCTGGACGGCCTTATTCCCGTACGCAATTTAGATAGCGCTTTCATGCATTGCGCCAAGTTACGTACGGGTTCCGGATTAAGACTGCGTCCGGACATAACGCAACTTTACCATACTTTCAACGGCTGCACCCTCGCCGATTTCGATATTAATAATTTCGGAGAGTCGTTCCCTGCTTTGGCAAATCTCGGATACTGCTTCTACAATTCCGGCTTTTGGGGGGACGCATCGGCCTTTGTCGCCAAGTGTACTAATCCTAGCCTTGGTAGGACCGAAGCCTTCGCCGGCTCTCGTTGCACCAACATTCCCGCATAGGAGACACCATGAAACAAAAAGTCTATCTCGACCCGGACGGGGGCCGCCACCACGTCCTGCCCGGTATCTGGAACAACACCTCCCCCATCACCGAGGATTACCTCCTGGCGAATGGCTGGACGGCGGCGGAGGAAGAAGTTCAGGAGCCGGGGATTCCCCCCGCCCTGGCCGCCAAGGAGGCGGCCTTCGCGTCGGCCATGAAACAGGCGGCGGCGAGCCTGTCCGTGGACCTCGCCGGACTGCCGGAAATCAACGTCCAGGCATTGATGGCGGCGGCGGCCGCGGCGGGGGCGGACGAAACGACTATCGGCCTGCTCGCCGCGAAACTCTCCGCCCTCTACCTCGACATCCTGGCCGAGACCTACCGGAGTCCGGCGGATACCTGGCGGGGCCTGAAGTCCCGCCTGCCGGGATACCTGAACGACTAACAGGGAGACACCATGACCTACGACATCGACGACATCCTGTTCTTCCAGGCCCGGGCGCAACGCCTCAAGCTGCCGCACCCCCCGGAGTTTCGGGGGCCGCCGGAGACGCTCCAGGCAATCTGCAACGGTATCGGCGGCGAGCGGAGCAAGCTCACCCCCGTTCTGACCTGGGCCCTCGCGCGCTACCAGACCAGCGGCGCCATCCACGATGTCCGATACCACGTCGGGGGAACCGGGGCCGACCGGAAGGCGGCGGACCTGGAGTTCAAGAACAATCTGCTGGCTGAATGGAAGGACGAATGGGGTTTCTTCCGGTGGTTCCGGCCGCTGGCCCGGGCGCAGCGGAAGCAACTGCTGGCGGCCTATATGGCGGTCCGCCTGAACGGCTACAAGTATTTCAACTTCAAGGAGGAGGAGAAGAAATGAAACTCGTTGTTTTCCTGCTCGCCGCCACCCTGTTATCGGGGTGCATGTCGGAACGGGGCTACATGCTCCGGAAGAAGAACGCCGAGAACCAGGCGGCGCACCCGCCGGTCTATGAAGCGGGGGAGCTCCGGGGCCCCATCACCCTTGGGGAGGGGTCGAGGGTAATCCTGCGCTCCCCGACCCAGCCCTTCCAGGCCCTCCCCGTCCCGGACGAGGCGGAGGCCCAGCGGGGCGTTATCCGGGACGTTTTGACGGGGGCGGTGGTTGGATACGGCCTGCACCAGGCGGGGGGCTCGTCCACGGTCAAGAACAGCCACAACACGGCAACCACAGGGGGTGAATGATGGGGAACTTGAAACTGTTCGGAGCGGGCCTGGCCCTGGCGGGCCTTCTCCTCTGCCCGCTCGGCTGCATGAACTGCAACATCGCCGTCCGGGGGACCATTGATGTCACCAGGCAACACGCCACCACCGAGGGCCGGGCAACGAGCTCTCCGAAAAAAGGCTCGGCGTCTATCAGCGCGGAGAAAACCACCGATGTCCAAGCCAGCCTGCCCCTCAACCAGTAACCCGGAAGTGCCACCGGTGAAAGACTTTGAACTGGAAGTCATCGAACGTCTCGCGGAATTGCGGGGGGACGTGAAGGAGATAAAGGCCGACCTCCAGGAGAACCACAGGGTCCTCCACGGGAACGGTCGCCCGGGTCTTGTCTCCCGGGTCACGGTGATTGAAAACGACTGGGTATGGGCGCGGTGGGTCGCCGGCATTATCGGCGGCGTTATCGGCTTCGCCGCGAGCCTGGCCGCCAAGTGCATTTTCCGGGAATGACTCAACCCCGGAAGTTCTCCGCGGCGGCGAGGGCCGCCGTTACGGCGGCTTCCGGCAGGGTCCAGGCCAGTTCGGCCAGACGGCGGCGGTCGCCGTCCGCGGTGGACGGGAGGCTCCCCCCGAACAGAACCGGGGGGAGCCTTTCTATTGCCGTCCGCAGGTCCGCGAAGGAGTCGTGGTCCGCGTAGCGCTCCGTCATTTGCGCCGTCTTGTGGCCGACGATTTTCGCCACCAGGTCCAGGGGTATCCCGGACCGCTTCGCCATGTAGCAGAAAACGTGGCGCATGGAGTGCAGGTCTTTGACGCTGACCGCCCGCCGGCCCTCGCGCTCCACCGTGGTCCGCACCCCCAGGCCGTGCAGAAACTCCTTCACCCGGTAGGACACCCCGGAGGGGTTCTCCAGATACATGGCCGCGTAGTCGGGGAGGACATAGTCCCCATTCCTCGGAAGCCCCCGGAGATACTCGCCCAGGGCGGGAAGGAGAGGGACCTCGAGGTGGTTCCCGGTTTTCCGCCGCTTCCGGCGGATGCAATGGAGGGTCCAGTCGACCTCCTCCCACCGGAGGGTGCAGATGTCGCCTTCGGTCAACCCGGTAGCCGAGGCAATCAGGAACAGGGGCCGGCAGAAATCCGCGTGCCCCCTCCATTGGCCATAGCCCAGGTCCGGCCCGGCGTACGCCCCCCGGACTTTCGCCGCGTCGCCGGAAACGCCCTCGCCGATTTTCCGGAGCTCGGCCGGGGTGAAGATTTCCCGTGAGGTCTCCTCGCGGTCCGGCAGGACGACGTTGCCCCAGGGGTTGGAGACCAGACCGGCGTCCTCCAGCAGACGCTCCGTGAAGGACCGGCAGACCCCGGCAATCTCGGCAATGGTTTTCCCGGACAGCCTGTAGCCGCGCTCGTAGGTGGCCCCCTTTGCCCGTTTGCCCTTCCCCCGGGTAAAGACTACCTCGCGGACGAAACGGCCAGCCTTGGCCAAATGCGCTACGTAGGCGTCGCAATGGGAGCGGCGGACGGACCCCAGGGCCCCAACGCCGGGGAACTTCTCGGCCATGAAGGCAACGAAGTCGTTCCAATAGCTCGCCTTCTGCGCCCAGTACTTTTCCGAGGCGGCTTTCTTCCACGGTTTCGCCCGGACAAGTTGCACAACGTCACGCAAAGGAACGGGACTGCCCCCGGTGAGCTCGTACTTGTAGTTCTCGACCAGGGCGACGACGGTCTTGTTTTTCCGCACGTTGTCCACCTCGGCCCGGAGCATGGCCTCGTAGGCGTCGGCTTTCCTATGGATGGCTTTCACCTCCCGGTCGGAGGCCCCCTCGGGGACGCGGGGAACATCGCTTTCCGGGCAGGGGCCGGAGTAGCCCCGGCCGTCTATGCGAAACCGATAGTGAAACTTGGAACCCCGGCGATACGTTGACATGGCGACCTCCTGCTACTGCCTGGCACGACTCGGTGCTACGGCCATACTTTACTTGACGCAACGCGGTATGTCAAGTCGAAGTTGCACAATTTTTACACAAAAAAAGCCCCCTCCGTAGAGGGGGCTTCGAGGTCGGGGGCCTATCGGTCGTTTATGGTTCGGGTAACGCGCCGGGGCATCATGGTTTCCCCTTCCTGTATTTTCTGGCGGCGAGGGCGGCGCAGGCCCGGCACCTGGTTATGGAATACTTTTCAAACTCGGCTTTCGGCTTCTCCTGGCGGCAATGGCGGCAGGTCAAGACCTCCGGGGCCTCCGCCTTCCGGCGGAGCAGTTCCGCCCGATGGCACCCCCGGCAGAGCCGGGTGTCGCCCTTCGACCGTTCCGCCCCGGGGAACGCCCGCCCGCAATCGCGGCAGGTGAAATCCGCCGATTCCGGGGGGTGCGCCTCCAGCCAATACCCGACCCGGGACATCCGGCGCCGGCACCCCCGACAAATGCCGGGGTCGCCGGGGTAGAAGTCCGAGGCGTCTTTCCACTGGTTACACTTTCTGCATTGACGGCGCACGGCGGCCCCCCTTCTTCGGTTTGGGCCTCCGAGGCGGGCGGGTGAGAGCCGCGAGACGGGGGTCCACCAAGGTCCTGTATAATGCCCGCAGGCCGAAGTGCCGGATGTCGTCCGGGGTCCAATCGGCGAAGGCTTCATCGTATTTCCGCTCAAGGTGGTATCCAGCCATGTCAACGTGCCTCCATTTGCTTGACCAATGCGGTCGCCAGGTAACGCATTTGCGGGTGGGCCGCCGGTGCGGTGCGGAGGTCGAGAAAGTCCCCCCACTGCCGCATGGTGCCGGTCATTACCAGCACGGTCGCGGCGGAGAGCGGCAGGACGTTCCGGGCCTCCTGGGGGGAGGCCCCCTCGGCCAGCATCTCCATATACCGCCGCTCCGCCGCGGCCATGGCGGCCTCCCATATCTCCCGCCGGCGGGGCTCCGGGCGCCCGTCCGAGTAGAAGGGGGTCGGGCGGCAGAACTTAACGCCGCGACGGTAGCTGCAATACCGGGTCGACTCCTGACTGAACGAGAAAACCCGGTGTCGGACAAGCTCGTTCGCGATAGCCCGGTCGGTGACAAACTCAACGGTCATGTAGTCGGCGGCGTGGCGGAGGCCGGCCAGGCCGTCCAGCGTCCCGCCGAAAGCCAGGTAGTCCCGGACGTTCATGGCGACCAGACCGCGTTCGCCCGGCACGGCGGAGCGTTGCTGGATTCCATAGGGCATATCCGCGTAGGCCGTATACGACCAGCCCGGCAGGGCCAAACGGTCGCGGATGCCCAGGACGACCCGGGCGTGCTCCAGCGCGGACGTATGGCCGAGGCGGACCAGCATTTCGACGAATGGCCGGGCGGTGTCCGGGCCTATCTTCCCCTCGGACCGGTAGCACACCCGCCCGCACCGCTCGATGCGGCGGAGCGGGTCCGTCTCAGCGATGATGGTGGCTCCGGGGTCAACGATTTTCATTTGCGAGCACCTCCTTCAAAGTTTGTATGCAGTCAACGGCGGCCCCAAAATAGCCCGCCACGATATACCCGACAATCACGGTCCGGCGGTCGACCGGTGCGGTCACCAGGTCCCATATCGCCTTGGCCACGGTGAAATCGGGGGCGTCGGCGCCGTTCAGCGCGGCCTCGTAGTCCTCGATATACCAGAGGGCCTTGTCGAGGTCCTGGCCGGACAGGGCCTTGTCCTTGTTGCCCGCCCTCCAGACGTACTTTACCGCGCACCCGAGGGGGTAGGGCAGGTGACGGGCAACGTCAATGCACTCGACGGCGGCGGGCAGGGCCGCATAGTGCCTCGGGTGGTTCACCGGGTCGTGTTTCTGTTCGGTCATTGGTCGACTCCTTTCTTTTTGTTTTTACTCAAACATTTTCTGTCCCTTCATTCACTTGCAGGCAATGCGGGCTGAACCAGATGCGCTCCTTTTTCCTGTTCTCCCGCCCGGGGCCAGCGGCGAGATTCCCGTACCCGCCCCGGGCGACCCACGACCAAACCGACCAGTCGAGCATTTCCAGGTCGTCATGCTCCCCCTCGTATCCGCATAGGGCTATCCGATACCTCGGGTTGTCGCCATTACCCACGCACCACCTCCTTACCTCCGTGGCTATGGAAAAGCTATCATGCTGGTAAATGCCCTTATCCCGGGGCGCGGAGTATGGCGGGTCAAGAAAAACCGCGCAAACCCCATTCGCGGTTCGCCAATTCCCTCCCAGGACCCGCGTCCAGTCGCCGCACACGACCCTAACGCCGTGTAAGCGGGCTTGCAGGGCGCGCAGCCAATCGAGGACACCTCCGGACATAGCCCCCCTGTTGTGAGTTAAATGGGGCGCTTGACATTCCCTGGCGGTCAGAATCCCCTCGTTTTGAGTTAAACGGGGCGCTTGACATTCCCTGGCGGTCAGAATCCCCTCGTTTTGAGTTAAACGGGGCGCTTGACATTCCTTGGCGGACAGAACCCCCTTGTTGTTAGTTAAATTGGGCATCGCCGTTTTCCGGGTCAGCCCCGACCCAATCCATACGCTGGCGCACCAGACGTAATACCCGGCCATTTTTGCGTCGAACCATTCCGGGTCGTCGATAAGTCTCTGCCGGAGGTCGTCGTAGTCCGCGTTCAGTTTGGCCCGCCGGGCCATTAGGTCGATATGGTTGCATGGCCAGTCGCAGTATTTGGCGACGCCATCCGGGTCGGCCTGCAGCGCTCGCCAGACATTAGCTATGTGGCCGTCGTAATCATTGACAATCTCCCGCCCGAAGGCCCCGCCGGGGCGGGCCAGCAGGACAGCGCAGGAGCCGCAGAACGGCTCGACGTAGGTCTTGACATCGCCAAACCTCCGCCAAACCTCGGCGGCGGCCCGGGACTTCCCTCCAAAATACGGAAAGGGCGCTTTCAATTTCATTCCTTCACATCCCCGAACAGGTCTCGTTCAGTCAGGATGTCCTCCATCATTTGAATACGCTCGCCAATCCACCGCATAACCGGAACGGCCATGCTGTTTCCACACGCTTTGTACCGCGGGCCGTCCGGGCATTGTTCGGCAGGCTTCCCGCGGTAGGGTATCCGCGTCCAGTTGTCGGGAAAGCCCTGTAGGCGTTCGCACTCGATGGGCGTCAATCGGCGGACGACGGCATCCTCGCACAAGTAGTTCCGCTGTTTCATCCCGGCGGAGGCGGACAGCGCTCCGGCGATGCCGCCGTCCCCGGCTATCAATCGAACCTCATCCCGCATGTTCTGCTGAAAACAAACCGCAGGAGTTTTGCTTCTGTCCAGCGTGGGGGACACCTCCCCGACCGAGGCCCCTTGGCTGGCGCTCCCCTGCGCGTTAAAGGCCAGCACACTGGGCTCTTTGCGGCCTCCCGCGTGGGTACGCGCCATACATACAGCGTGTACGTCGCTACCGCTACCGCTACATAACGTCGGGGAAATATTTTCGGTTGTAATACTTGACATACCCTTCCCGCCTTGCCCATCTATAGCAATAGGGCAGTGGTCGCCGACTTTTGCGGATTGGTCTGTGCATAGGGCGGGAGCCGTTTTACCATCGCCGCCCCCGCGGCAGTCATAGACAATCGGAACGTGGCCCCCCATCTGCGCACGGAGCGTTCCGGTCTTGTTTTGTTCAATATTCATAACCACGCCGCCTTGGTCCATAAGGCAAACGACTTGCGGCTCTTTGTAATCGCCGGCTAAAATAGGTGCTGCAACGTTGAGGTTAATACTTTGCGCTTGCTGCTTTGTGGCAATGGTTAACGGGACACATACTGCCATACCCACTTGGTTTCGCATCGGGCCATCCTTGCATTTTGTATCCAAAGTGGCGCTTACTTCTGTGAAATGACCGCCTCCAGGGCCGACTTCAACACACTTGGCAAATCCTTCCCCCTTCTTTCGGCTCGGCGGAGGATTCCCCGACAGGCTTTCGGGCTCAAATAATACCGCCGCGGCACATCGCCAGTCTCCAAGATGTCCGACAACAAACACACGGCGGCGCCGCTGGGCCACTCCGAAGTATTGAGCGTCCAGAACCCGGTAGGCGAACCCATACCCGAGTTCCGCCAGCATCCCGAGGAAGGTGCCAAAGTCCCTGCCTCCGTTTGAGGACAGGACACCGGGGACGTTTTCCCAGACGACCCACTTCGGGCGGAAGTGTGACGCCATTGCTCCAAAGGAAAGCATAAGGTTTCCTCTCGGGTCGTCAAGTCCTTTGCGAAGCCCCGCGACGCTGAACGATTGGCAGGGGGTCCCCCCGACGAGCAAATCAACTGTTCCGACATCTCCCCACTCCTTAAACTTTGTCATGTCACCATAATTGCGAACATTCGGAAAGCGGTGCCGGAGAACCTCCGAGGGGAACCTCTCGATTTCAGAGAACCCGGCGGCTTCCCAGCCTAAATCATGCCACGCAACCGACGCGGCCTCAATCCCGCTGCATACGGACAGATACCTCACTTATCGACCTCCTTGATTTTGCAGTCCGGCGTAACGTTCATCATCGGTTTCCCCGCGTCTAAAGCAATCAGCCGCTCCATCGTTGCGCCAAAGCTGTCCCCTACCGTCCACAGCACAGCGATGGCGTCGGCCTTGCAGACGGCGTTGTACGACAGCCGGGCGTAGTCGGCTTGCGACATCTTGCCGCGCTTCGCCGGGTTGATGATGTCGCAGGCGTACATCGCCCGAAGCGCCTCCTCGGCACGGGCGAACTGCTCGCGGTAGTCCGGGTTGCCCGTGATTTGCCCGATGATGTAGATTAGCATGATTCACTCTCCTCGTTGATGTTGTATGACCCAATCGCCCGGTAGTGCAAGCACCCGTACATGTAGCGCACTACAAGGCCCCTTTTGCGGTGCGATTTCAGGCGGCTCTCGTTGTCGATAAACGGGCACTCATAGCCAAACCGGCAATGTTTCTTGTCGGTGCAGTCTATGCACTCGCCGCTGTAGTTGTGCGGGCGTTTAATCATTGGCGGGCTCCTCTCTGTACAGTATGACGATGAAACGCTTGAGGCACACGCTGCACTGGTTGATAGTCCCGACACCGGAAAAGCCCCCGCTGGTGATTTTGTCATGTCCGCAGTACGGGCAGTAATGCGGGCGGTCGTAGCCTTTAGTTTTTTTGTTTTTTGCTTGCGTAGTCATGATTCGCCCTCCTCCCCCGCCAAGGCCAGGTATCCCACCATGGGGATGAAGGACAACACGAACAGAAACAAGTCGTCTTTGAATAGGGCGACGGCGAACGCCGCCATAAACAGGAACTTGCAGACGAAAGACATCCTGTTCAATACGCTTTTCATTTTCGATACCTCTTTCCTCTCCAGCCTTCAGCGCCCATCGGCAGGCCGTCGGCCCAGTCCGGCAGGGTGCAGAGCAGTTTTTCGTATTCCTCCACGGACCCGAAGCCCTCGGGGACTTCGGAAACAACCTCGTCGTGGACGTGGAGGACGACCGGGTATCCCGCCCCCTCGACGTTGAACATCCCGTTGACCAGCAGGTCCCGGGCGACCGCCTGGGTGGCGTTTTCCGTGAGGAGACCGCCGTACAGGTATTGAGTCGTCCACTTCCGGGTGACGGAGTTTGTGCCGTCGACCGCCACCACGTCCTTCATGTCCCCCCAGGGCATTTCCTTTGGCTCCATACGGGGGTTGGCGTAGTACAGGCACCGCCAGGACGGGAGCCGCAGGCAGAGGAACATCCCCCGGACAACGAACTTGACTTTGCCGCAGGAATAAATGGTTCCGGGATTTCTCACGGCCTCGAAGCAGGCCCTCTCGATTTCCTTCCAATGGTTGACCGTCCGGGGGCGGGACTCCCGCCACTTCTCGACAATCGTCTTGACCTCGGCCTCGTCCAGGGTGACGCCGTAGCCGGCGGCCATGGCGTTAAACGCCCCGACCGACCCCTGGTAGCCGAGGGCCAGTTCGGCCACCTTGCCGATTTGGCGTTGCGGCTTGGTCACCGCCTCGTAGGGGACATGGTAAATCGCCGAGGCGGCCACCTTGTAGGGGTCGCGCCCGGAGCGGTAAACGTCCAGAGCGGCCTGCTCGCCGGCCAACCACGCCAGCACCCGGCCCTCGATGGAGGAGAAGTCCGCGCATACGAAGTCCCTCCCGGGAGCGGGGACCAGAACGCCCCTGATACAGGTGGAGGCGGCCGCCATGGGGTCGCCGTACAGCAGTTCGATAGAGTCTGCGCCGCCCTTCTGGAACAGGGAAATGCAGGCGTCGACGTCGGGGAAGGCCCCCCTCGGGAAGTTCTGCGGCTGGACAATCCGCCCGGACCACCTCCCCGTACCCGCCCCGTGATACATGAAGCACCCTCGGATACGGTCGCCCTCGCCCACCGCGCCCAGCATGGCGGTGTACTTAGCCGTGGACGCCTTGGACAGCGACTGCCGTATCTCCAATACCCTTTGGACCGTCGGGCAGTTATCGCCCTCCAGGGCCGCGGCCACGTCGGAAGCGGCCAGCCCCTCGATGCCCGCGCCCAGCGCCCGGAGGTGCCGGAGGGTGGCGTCTCTCTGGCGGGGACTGGCGAGTCCGGTCATGCGGCGGAACTCGTCGGTCAGGCTCTCGGTATGGCGGGTCACCACATCCAGGATGGACCGCACCGCCGGAACGTCGATGCGGAAACCCCTGTCGTTAATCTCGAGGTCGAGCCGCCACAGCCGCTGCTCGACCTCCGGGAGGTCCTTTGGCAGGGCGCTTGACAGGGCGCGCTCCGCCAGAACATCCTGGAGGCAGTACCGGCCCAGGCGGATAATGTCCTCGGCGTCCTCGTGCCAGTAGGTTTTCAACCCCTGGGGGTCGAGCAGAAGCTCCGCCTTCCGGGGGCGGCGGGGCTTGCAGAGCTTGAGCATCAGACGGTGGCCGGCCGTGTCTTTTTGCTGGTCGACGCCGGCGGCGGAGCAGGCCCCGGCCAGGTCCCGGGGGAGGCCGTACAGGGCGGCTTTCGCGGCGGAGCACCGCATTTTGTCCTTCGGCAGGGGCGCGAACCCGTACCGGCCCATGACGTACTTCCAGATAAAATATTCAAACTGGGCGTTGTGCGCCTCGATGGTGTCCGCCCCCTCTATCAATTCCCGCAGACGTTCGTCCGGGATAGGCCCCAGAACACCGGTGTCCGGCGACCGGAACCCGGGGGAAAGCCAGATGTCGGCGGCGGGTTTCTCGCGGTCCAGGACCGCCAGGCAAATGACCTCGGTGCTGGGGTGCTGGGCGTAGGCCGCCGCCCCGCAGGCCCGGAGGTCCGCCGCCGACCGTGTTTCAAAATCCATAATCAAATCCATGCTCGCCTCCGGCGGAGGAGGGCCGGGCGGCCTTTGGCCCGCCCGGCCCCCGGGCTGTCAGTTTTCGCCGAAGGGGTCGTCGAGAGACGGGGCGTCGTCGGCCACTTCGTCGAACATCTTCACCGAGGCCGCCCCGCCTCCGGCCACCTGTTCGCCCTCGCGGAGGATTTGCACCGCGTCCAGGCCGAACGCGACGCCCTTGTTGCCCATCTTGTCGTAGCCGTAGGGGGCGACGACCGCCCGGGCAAAGCACCCGGACCAGACCTTGCTTTCATCCAGGATTTCCTGCTTCCGGCGGTCGACCACCTTCGGCTGGAATTGGCTGGAGCACCGGATGTACTTCGTCCCGGCCATGAACTCGCCCCAGTCCTCGACCTTCTCGTCCCCGTCGCGCAGGGGGTTCCGGGCGCCGGACGCGCCCTTCGGGAACTTCGCCTGGTAAGCCGCCTTGACAGCCGCGTTCAGGGCGGTCAGGTCGGCGTCCTTGGAGAACACCAGGACGCAACTGTAGGTCTCCTTCTCGCCGCCCTCAAAGGCGCGGGCCTCGAACAGGGCCGGGAACAGGAGCATGCCCTCGGGGGTCACCATTGCTTCACGCTTCGTACTTGCCATTTGTCAATTCTCCTTAGTCCAACATGTCGATTGCCGCCCGTCCGTCGACAGCCGCCCGGCTATCGTCAGACGACACCACAGAAATCTTCGTCGTCTCCTCCCTGGTCACCAGGGAGTCCATAATCGCCGCGCGCTCCTCCCTCGGGATACGGGCCTGGGTCATAAGGCGCTCCACTTGGGAGGGGGACTTCAACTTCGATTCAATCAGTTCCTCGCCAAAGGCAGAGAGGGCCGGGTGAGATGTCACCGCCTCCGGGTCCGCCCATTTGCGGTTTCCGTAGCTGGTGGTCTCCACCAATTTACGTCCCGGGACCTCGACGCCCCGCTGGAGCAGGTCAAGCTCCGTCGCCGCCAGGGACTTGACCCAGGCGTTGAAGGCGTCGCTGGTGAAGAAGGCCGAGGCCATGCCAACCTGGGCGGGAGTCAGGGCGTCGACCGCCGGCAGTTCCGCCAGCACGTCAGCGGTCTTCGGTTCGTCCAGCAGGGCCAGGGCCGCCCCCAGCTTGGCCGGGCAGACACCCGCCGCCTCGCAGAAACAGCACCAGTCGCCCTCGACGCAGGGGGCGTCCGGGTCCTTGGCGCGGTCGACCGCCGGCCCCAGTTCCTCCTCGGCCCACTTGTAGAGGTCCCCGACCGGCACCACCCAGGAGTCGATGGGGTCCTTGCCGTAGGCGTTCGGCTGGATGATGGTGCATACAACCGCCTCCACCATGCGCGGGTTGTCCTCGCCGAGTGCGCCCAAGGCGTAGTACATGCACTGGGCGTTCCCCTCGGCGGAGACGTGCCTCCGGCCATTCTTGTAGTCGTAGACGCGGAGGGTTCCGAACAGGTTGTCCGGGACCAGGCAGGCGTCGTTACGACCGAACATGCCCGGTCGGACCCATGACAGGTCGAAGGACTGTTCGACGGAGAGGCTGCCGCCCAGGAGGTCCTGGTCGGCCCGGATTTTGTCCAGATAGACCTGAACCGAGGCGGCCATGCTTTCGTCGACGGGAACCGGGACGCCCTCCACCTCGACCTCGGTCCCGATAAACTCCGCCGCGTCGCAGTTCTTGAGCAGGCACCGCTCGCAGATTTCGTGGGCGGCGGTGCCGGCCCGGGCGTACTCCGAGGGCGCCCGGCGGGTCACCGCGTCGTAGAGCCGGACCGAGCCCGGGCAGTTCATCCACCGGTAGGCGGAGGAGGCCCCGATATGGGAATGTTTGCTTTCCTCGCCCATAGTATTAGCCCTCCGCCCGCATACGGCGATAGGTGGCGACAAGCTGGGCGTGCTTGCCTTCCGGGACTTCGGCAAACCGCGTGACGCCGAGGGTTTTCAGGGCGTTCCGCAGGCACTCCACGTCCGCCTCGGTGCCATTATACTCCTTGGCCAGGATGGCGCGGGCCTCGACGGCGGACAGGGGCTTCTCGGGAGCGGCGGGGGCCTGTTCGGCGGGGGCCTGCTCGGCGGGGGCCTGTTCGGCGGGGGCCTGTTCGGCGGGGGCCTGTTCGGCGGGGGCCGCCGCCTTGGCCGCCGCAATCAGCCTGACCAGGGTGGGCGTCCGAGTGCCGCTGGGCACCGGGATGTTCAGGGCCTTGCACTCGGCCAGGAGGGCATCGCGGTCAAGCTCGGCGGGAGCCGGAGCGGCGGGAGCCTGGGCGGCGGGAGCCGGAGCGGCGGGAGCCGGAGCGGCGGGAGCCGAAGCGGGGTCGGGCAGTCCGGCGCCGCCGGCTTCGATACGCTGGCGGCACCATTCGGTGTGGTCGACCAGCTTTTTCTTCAATTCCACCGCCTGCTCCAGGGCCACGGCGATGCGTTCGAGGGTTGCTTCCAACGACATGATTTTCTCCTCTGGTTCTGGTTGCTTATTTTCCGCCCCCGCAACGGGCGGGGACGGAACGACGTCATCATTCACGGCATCGATAACCTCCTGCTTGGCCACCAGCGCCCGGACCATGCGGCAGTCGACGGAGCCGGCCTGGACCAAGTGGATGATACGGACAGGGCTCGGTTGGCCTATGCGGTGGAGGCGGTCCTCGGCCTGGGTGATATTGCCCGGCACCCAGTCGATTTCCGCAAAGACGGCGGTGTCCGCGGCGGCCAGGGTAAGCCCGGTTCCGGCGGCGGTAATCTGGCCGACGAAAACCCGGGCGCCGCCGGTCTGGAAATCCTGCACCGCCTGGTCTTTCGCCCGGTCGGACATCCCGCCATACAACTTGACCGCCCGGGGGAGACTGGCGGCGAGGGCGTCGATGACTTCCCGGTGCCACGCGAACACCACCAGCTTCTCCTCCTCCTCAAGGAGGTCTTGGATGTAGGCGATGACATGGGGGAGCTTGTGCAGCGCGGTCTCGAGCCGCACCGCCGAAAGGTCCCGGAACGCCACGTCCGGGGGGACCCCGGCGGCGCCGGCGCTGGCGAGGTCAGGGTAGACGGCGGCGCGGACCGCCTCGGGGGTGGCGGAAAGCGGGATGTCCAGTTCCACGACCTGCCGGGTTTTCGCCGGCAGTTCGGACAGGACCTCGGCCTTCGTCCGCCGCACCATGCACCTGCCTTTCAGCAGGGCGGACAGCTCCTCCACGTTCGAGGCCCCGGAGAAGTTCCAGACGGTCCGCATGGGCTTGCGGGTGCGGGGGTTCCACTTGACGACCTGCAAAAAGCCGTCGCAGTACCGCCTGCCGTAGTCGACCCGGGACGCCGCCAGGCCCATGGCGTTAAGCATGGGGTAAAGGTCCATGGGGCGGTTGACGACCGGGGTGCCGGTCAGGAAAAGCCGCTTCTTCGCGGCGAGGGCGAGGCACTTCCTCGTGCGCTTAGCGTCCGGGTTCTTGAGGTAGTGGGCCTCGTCGAAAACGAGGAGGTCGACCTCGGCCGGGGTGTCCTTGGCGGACACCACCGCCTCGTAGGACATAATCTCGACCGCCGCCGGGCGGAAGGTCAGCCAGGCTTCCAGCTCCCTCGCCCAGTTCAGGCGGAGGGAAGCCGGGCAGACGACCCGGACGCTGGCCGGGCGGGTCCGGTTGATGACCTCGGCGGCCTGGATGGTCTTGCCGAGGCCCGGCTCGTCGGCCAGGAGGACATCCCGGCCCAGTTTTAGGATTTTCTCGACCCCCTCAATCTGATAGGGGCGGAGGCGGTTGGTTTGCATTGTAGCTCCGTTGTTTTTAGGAAACGATAATTACTTTACACCCGATTGTTGAGTTTGCAAGCGGTTTCTCGAAAAAAAATGTAATTTTATTTTAACAAAGACGAAAACCCCCCGGAGCGGGCGCCCGGAATACCAATACAACAAGGGGGCAAGACCCCGTTGTCAAGTCAATTTGTTTATTTTTTTTCACGGCCAGGACTTGCCATTGGCTACGAAACCGCTATATTATGTTTACCATTTAGGAACATTTTAAGATAGTCCAACCCCGGTCTCCCGGGGCCCCCGCCAAAGAAAAAACAGAGGAGCGCCGTGAAAAGAAGGATGAAAAAAGCCCCTGAACCGCGCCGCATAAACGGCATCCAGTCCCGCATCGTCGAGAGAACCGGCATCAACAAGGGGACCGTCTCCCGCATCTTCAACGGCAGGCAGAAGCCGACCGCAACCCAGGCCGCGAAAATCGAGGCCGTCCTGATGTCCCTCGGGATGAACATCACCCGGTGGGACATGCTGTACTCCCCGGCGGGGACCCCCGTCCTCCGGGCGCGGGCGGAAACCGCCCTCCAGAACGCCGTCCTGGCCTCCGGCGGCCTGCGCCCGGAAGCCCTGGAGTTCCTCAACCCGGAACGCTACGACGAGCCGGTTCTGTTCCTGCCGAAAAGCCCGTTCAGGAAGCCGTACCCGGCAAGGCGGAAATCCGCGAGGAAGGGGGGTGCGTCCAATGGCTGAGGACCCAAGACTCGAAGGGGCCCTGGCCTTCGCCCGCAGGGGGTGGCCGGTGTTTCCCGTCGGCCAGGACAAGCTGCCCGCCGTCAAGAAGTGGGAGCAGAAGGCCACCACGGACGAGGCCCAGATACGGGAATGGTTCGAGAGCGCCGCACTGGGCGGGTGCAACTTCGGCTTCCCCCCGGGGCGCGCCGGCATCGCGGTCGTCGACACCGACCGGGGGAAAGTCCGCAAGGGCGCGACGGTGGACGGCGAGGACTCCCTCCGGGAATACCTCCTGGACAGCGCGGAGGGCATCCCCAGAACCTTCCGGGTCCGCACCCCCTCCGGCGGCATCCACCGCTACTACGCCGCCTCCGGCCTGAAAAGCCGGAACGGGCTTCTCCCCGCCGTCGACGTGAAAGCCAGCGGCGGGTACGTCGTCATCCCGGGCTCCCGAACGGGGAAGGGGAGCTACGCCATCGAGGACCCCGCCGAACCCGCCCCCGCCCCCGCCTGGCTCGCCGCCGCCCTGAAACGCAAGGCCCCCGGCGCGGACTCCCCGGCCGCCGTCACCTACAACGCGAAAATCACCCCGGACAGCGCCGAGAAAGTCGCCCGGGCGGAGCAAATCATCGCCGACTGGCCGGAGGTCGAGGAAGGCGAACGGAACAACCAGCTTTTCATGCTCATGCGGGAACTGTGCAAGGCGGGGATTTCAAAGGAACTGGCGGCGGAGCTCTATGCGTCGGAGGCCCTCGGGAAAATCGGCCTCGACCCCGCCGAGCGTGAAGTGCGGGCCACCATGGACTCGGCATACCGGGCCGGGGACTTCGGGGCGGAGAGCAAGGAGGCCCGGGACCAGGCGGTCCTCCTCCTGGACCCCCTGCCGGACCCGCCGGAGGGGCCCCCGGCGAAGTTCTCCGACCGGGGCGGCGCGGACTGGGCGGAGCTGGCGGCGGCGGAGGTCCCTCCCCGCCGGTGGTTCATCCAGGACTGGCTCGCGGCGGACGAGGGCTACACGGTCCTCTTTTCCGGCAGGGGCGGAACGGGCAAAAGCAGCCTGGCCCTGGACCTGATGCACTCCCTGGCCACCGGGGAGCCCTTCGTCGGGCAGCCCGTCCTGCGGCGGGGGCGGACCATGGTGGTGTCGTGCGAGGACTCCGAGGAGGAACTGGCCCGCCGCATACACCGGCGGTCGAGGCTGGACCAGCGGCCCGTGCCCCCCGGCGTCGCCCGGGTCTGGTGCCGTCTCGGCCACGACAACATCCTCTGCGCCCCGGACCGGAGGGGCCTCCTCCGGGAGGCGCCCTTCATGGCGGAACTGCGGGCCAGGGGCCGGGAGCACTTCGGCACCGAGGGCGGGGTCCTGATACTGGACACCCTCGCCGACATGTATGCAGGAAATGAAAACGACCGTTCGCAAGTTTCACAATTTGTGAAATACCACCTGAATAAACTCGGGGCGGAACTGGGGGTCACCATCGTTGTCCTCGCGCACCCCTCCAAGACCCCCTCCGCGACCGGGCAGGGGTTCTCGGGGTCGACGGCGTGGGAGGGGGCGTTCCGGTGCCGGTGGGAGCTCAACTACGTCAAGGCGGACCGGGCGGACGGCCTGGTGGAACTGGCGCTGGCCAAGTCGAACGTGGCCAGGCCGGGGCGGAAAATCGTCCTGGACAACTCCGGCGGCGTGTTCACGGTCGTCGACTCGGCGGCGGCGGACGAGACCGTCCGCGGGGCGGTGGCGGCCCTGATAGACGGGGCGTACAGGGCGGGCAACCCGTTCACCCGGCGGAACGGCGGGGGCGGCAGGCCCATCGAAAGCGCCCGGGTCCCGGACCCCGTGAGCGGGGAGCCGGTGGACGGGGAAACCATCCGGGGCCTGGTCGACGAACTGGTGGCGGAGGGGGTCGTGGTGGCGTTCCGGGACAAAAACCGCCGGGGGCTGAAACTGGCCCAGTTTCCTACCTGTGGTGACACCTTGGTGACACCTTGCTCCAAAGGTGTCACCACGTAGGAAATCGCGATGACGGTCAGCTACGGGGGGGGGGGAATAGGGGTGACACCTTGCCCCCCCTATAAGGGGGGCAAGGGTGTCACCTCCTATAAGACCCCCTTCCCGATTTAAGCTGTCACCAAACAACCAAAAAAAGGAGTTTTTGCATGGAGGAAGGACTGGAAAAATGGCGGGGCTACGTCGACCCGAACAGCCCCGAGGGGGTGGTGTTCGCGGCGGTCGTGGAGGCGAAGGTGAAGAAGCCGAGGGCGTACCGGCTGGTGTGGTCGGAGGCCCTCGGGGACTGGGCGATGCCCTACGCCGGGGTGCCGTGGACGGCGCTGTGGGCGGGGACCGAGGCGGTGCTGGCGTTCTTGAGGAGCAGGAGGAAAGCATGAAAATACTTGGGCTTGACCAGGCTACGACGACGGGGTTCGCGGTTGCCGAGGGCGGCGCGATTGTGGAGTCCGGGGCCTGGGAGCTCGCGGACAGGCGGCGGACGGGGGAGTCGAGGGGCATGCGGTATGTCCGCTTCCGCCAGGCGCTTGCGGAGGTGTTCGGCAGGCATCCGGACATCCGGCTGATAGTCCACGAGCAAACTTTGCTCCGGGGCGGGGCGGCGACGGAAATAGCGAGCGGATTGAAGGCCCTGATACTGGAAACCGCCGTCAATAAAGGGGTCGAGGTGTCTTGTGTGCACACGACGGAGTTGAAGAAGTGGGCCACGGGGTCGGGCCGGGCGGACAAGGCGGCCATGGTCGAAGCGTGTCGGCGGCGCTCCGGCAGAGACCCTCGGGACGACAACGAGGCGGACGCGATTCTGATAGCCCTGTGGGGGGCGGAGACCCTCGGAACGGAGGGGTTCGGGCCCCTGCCCGCGGCGGCCCGGGGCGGCCGGGGGCGGCCGGGGGCGGCGGGCGGCGGCCCGGCCTGGTTTGACCGGGTTTTGACATCCGGCCCCGGAGCGCCAGGGCGGCCATAGCGAAACAGAGACATGCCTGTTTTCGACGATGGCGGCCCGGTCGCGTCTTTTATCGGTCCGGGCGGGGTCGTCGAAAATAGGCATGTTTCTGTGCGTTCTGGCGGGTGTCGTCCGGGGAATAAAAAAAGCCGCCCTGCCAGGGGCGGCAGGGCGGCGGGGCGGCGGTTATTCCCCGGCCAGGGCGGCGGTTATCCGGCGGGCCAGGGCGGCGGCCCGGGCGGCTTCCTCCGGTGATGTTTTTGTCTGCCCGTATAGTCGGGCGGCCAGGGCGGCGGGGGACATCCCCAGGGCGGCGGCCAGGCGGCCTTTGTTAACCAGGGCCGCGTTAACGGCCCCGGTTAGCGCGGACCGGGCGGCGGCGGGCGGCGGGGCGGCGGCCAGGTCCTCGACGGCGGCCAGGGCGGCGGCCCTGGTGTCGTACAGCGCCAGGACCTCGATTAGGCCCCGGCGGCGGCGCCTGTAGGGGCGCGCGGCGGGGTGCGCAGGGGCCGGGTCGGTCCAGGTTGCTGTGCCGTCCGGGTATATCGTCTTTTTTATGGCGTATTTCATTCAGTATCCCCGAAAAGAAA